CCTGGGCATTTTTTCGCCAACCCACCCACGATCCGCAAGCGCGGGCGCCGTGTTATCGTGCGCCAGCGGTGCGGGTATGATGTATAAGGAGGTGTGATATGCCAGAGCCTACCCTAGACGCTGTAGTGGAGGCGGTTAAAGCGGACGATAATCTTGGCTTTTGCCTAGCGTGCGGAGCCATGGCCTATTGCGTGGAGCCGGACGCCCGGAACTATGATTGTGAGGCGTGCGAAGCCCCCGAGGTATTCGGGGCGCGTGAGTTATTGGTGATGATGGTCCCCTAACCTCACGAGGTGAGCCATGAGAGACAGACCACTTGCGGGTAGGCCGATCAAGCCCCTTCCCCACGAGTATTTCGTTAGCCCCGAGCGCCCTCCACGAGTAAAGGAGGTGCGGAAGTGAAGACCATACTCTACACAAGGAAACAAGCTATGCCAGACCATTGCGGGGTAGGACTGAAACCGTGCCGCTACACCCCTGACCTCTACTATGCGAACTTCGGGCCCAGTTATTGGCGTATCGTGGTCCGTGACCGGGAAGACGGTGCGACTGCCGTGGTGGGCCCACACTACGCGACCCGTCAGGAGCTATTGGCAGACCTTGAACGGTTCGCCACAGACTACGGGTTGACAGGAGGTGGAGAATGAACAAACACGAGGAAATAGCCCACTATCGGGACTTCGTGAAGGGATTGTCGGACGGGTATCTCCGCGATATGCTGAAGGGAAGTGAAGGCTACATCGAAGACGCGATCAGGTCAGATCACGCCTTTACGGGAACCCTACAACGGTGGGCGGGGCTGCGCCAGAATCATCAGGCCATGGCCGATGATCTCGGCAGACAGGTCATACAGCGGCGCCAGGAGCTAAAGACCCTGGACCACCGCATGGAAAACCTAACCGAAAAGGCCAAGGATATTGCCGCCACCATCGAGCTACTTGCACGGGACTTGCGCGCCGTGGGGTAATCGGCGAGGGGGGCGCGCGGATCGCGCCCTCCTGCCCATCACCCCTAACACGAGGTGTCTTATGATGGTGTGGCGAGTCCGATACGTTGACCTACGGGCCCGCAATTCGCGGCGCCCATTCTTTAACCTCGAAGCATACGTGACAGCCGGATCGCGCAAGGAGGCGGTTGAACGGGTTGCCCAGGTATTTGGCCCACCTGCTTACGGAGAGTACAAGGCCAGCAAAGCGCCAGGGCATGAGTCAGATCATTTCTTCGATTAGGAGGTGTCAGATGACAGCCGAAGAACTCACCAAATGGCAGCGAGACTTAGGGGCTTGGCAGGACTTCGCCAGGCGGATTGACGCCAGGGCGAAGGCTGTTGACGACGCGATCCACAACCGGGGGTGGGCGCTCGCGGCGAGTGTCGGGATACCCCGGGATGGGTGCTGTCTTCACAATGCCAGCATTGACCGGGAGTTGAAAGGTTGGTGCCATAGGAACCCCAAGCGCTACAGGGTGGCGCGCCAGGCCAACTATCTTGTCAACCAATGGCCCGCCAGTAGGCTTGCGAGGCGTATCATTGCCAGAGAGTACAATAAGATGCGGGGCGATATGGCTTGCGATATTCTACGCCAGACCTCGGACGGGGACGACCTATCGCCCCAGGACCTAAAGCTAGTGGAGATTGTCGTCAACGGCTTCGCTAATGAGACGGGGGAATCGCTCTTCCGCGATCTCCACCAGCGGGTAATCAATGGGCAATATCGCCCCGAGTGGTTGCAAGGGGTTGAGCACTTGACGCGCGACCATGGTGGGCGAGTGTTTTGGAAAGGGCAGGAGATTGAACATTGGTCGGGCGACCTGCCCTACAATGCCGAGGGGAAGAAGGAGGCGGAGGAGCTAGCGCGGCGCTGCAAGCTACTTGAGGAGGCGGGGCAGCCGATCAATAGCGGTACAGTGGTGTGGAACTGGAGCGAGCGGAACCAATTCAGACAAGCCGAGGTGTGATATGTACCAAGTTTTTACAAGAACGTGGTGGAAGGAGGCCACAAGGGGTGGGTGGCCGAATAACCTGGAACCGTGCGCGGGAGCAAAACATACGATTAAGTATGTGGACACCGAGGAAGAGGCCAGGGAGCTTTGCGACGAGTACAACGACACGCACGACCCCGGGCGATACGGACACAAAGCAGAGTATACTGAAGCCTAGAAAGGGGATAATCATGCCCGACTACTCAAAATGTACTAATGAGGACTTTGACCGGATATTGGGCGAGATTGTGGAGGGAATGACGGCGGCGCAAATACTGTCCTACAGTGAGGTTAGCGCGATCTTACGGGAGGAACTAAACAACGCAGTCCTAGACGAATGGGAAAGGGAACAACATGACCACGAAGCAGATAGCGAGAATTGTTAGGGACTGGACAAACCTGAAACCAGCGCGTGACCAAACGGCCTACGATATTGACCGTATGGTGCGGCACTTCGGCCAGACCTACAGCTTGAGCCAGACCCAGGAGGCGGAGATATTGGGTATACTGTCCGAGGACTATCCCCAGGTGTGGGAGCTACAAACAAACCCATCCCCATGGCCCCAAACAGGTTAGGACCATGACCATACTCAGAATACACAAGGCCATACACCCCAATACTGACCACGGCTATACTTGGCTCGAATACTACTGGTTCGAGCGAGACGGCGAGCGGTGCAGCGCTATCACGCCCGGGGCTGGGTGCTGTGAGCGCTTGGGCCACCTGCCCGGTGGTCCTCTCGGCTGCCCTGAGTTGTTTAGTCTGGACTGCGAGCGGTTCCAGCCAGAGCGGACGATTAAGACGGAGCAGGAGCACTTGGGGTGGGCGCACGTGGGGACAGTATGTATAGGACCAATCACAGACAGTCAACCTATCAGGGAGGTGTGAAATGATGAAAGACTCACAATACATGAGCGCGAAAGAGAAGACGACAACCCTTAAAGCATGGCAGCGTTTTGTCAAAGCGTGCGCCACTGGCACACGTGAACAGAGGTGGAACGCCTTCACGAAAGGACTCTACCACCACCTCATGCAGCATTGCGCGTTTATCGCTCACTATGACCGGGGCGGGTTCTTCGCAACATACTTTGTGGAACCCGAGCGGACAGCCCACTTCTTCACCCAGTTCGATAAGCGGAAGGGATGCAAGTCCGTCGAATATGGCTGTTGGCACCCGTGGTACACGGAGGACTATGAGGACATCAACCGGGCAATGTGCGACGTGGCGACCCCCATGGTTGACGCGATCTACAAGCGGTGTCGGCTGGCCCAGGAAACGACAGACGTGGCCCGGGCCAAAGCCTTACTGGCAAAACACGGCAAGGCCCTGGAGGTCTAAGATGAACCTATCACAGCAAATACAAGATGAAGACTACTGGGAGCGCCGACTTCACGACCAGTGGCGCCAGTATCGCGCGGCGCGAGACAGAAGGGGTAAGGTCTACCACCGAAACTATTGCCGCGAGCTTGCCCGGCGCCTGAGACGGGCCCGGCGCGTTCTCGCACAACATCAGAAGGGGGTGAGCCAGTGACACAGCAAAACTTTATTGACGCCATTGAACGGAACACAGCGGGATTGACACACCTTTCCACGGGGATTAGCCCAGGTTGCGAAACCTGCCTGGATACCTACGGGCTAGAGGTGACTTGTGATTGTGAGCATAACCCCGGTTGCGAGCGATGCGACGGAGAAGGGCGGCGCCCGCCAAGCCTGGACGAGTTCAGGGAACAGTGGAGCACGGGGCGGGTTGCCGCAGAAGACGGCTTTACTCGGCACGGCTGCGACCTGTGCGGGGCTGGGGGGGGCTTCAATACCCAGCCTTGGCACGCCATTGACGCGGACGGGGAACAGCTACACGGGGACGACGCTTGCTATTACTGCCAGGATTACCTTGCCAACGGAAACTTACCGGGGGATGGGTAGGATACCTTGACAACCTTGCAGGATTGTGGATAATACCCACATTGAACTAGGGAGGTGTGCGATGAAGATTGAGAAGGCTTTTACTGGGCTCACCCGCCAAACCTGGACCCAGGCCCTAAGCAGGCTGTGGGACCTAGAGGAAAGCGGGGCTTATAGCAGCCTGGACGTAGTAGACGACGCGGGCGAGGTCGGCCATGCCCTTATCTTCATTGGCCGAGACGGGGGATACAGGGCCCGGAAGGGCTCACCAGACCCCCGGAACCTTTACAACCGGCTCAAGCGCGATCTACGCTTGAGGGTGCTTAGACTGGCCGTCAGGCCAGAGGAGTAAAGTCATGCTAGAAGAAGTTTTTGGCCCTGTGATCTCTGAGTACACCCGGCGCCAGGCCATCGAAGATGGGGTATTGGTGCAACTCAGTGGGGTGGGGTATGAGGGGGATGAGTGGGTCCCCCAGGCCGTCAAAGAGGCAGGCTTCCGCGATCAGATTGACGGGGAGGGGCGGGCGGTGCCCATGTCTGTCTGCATGACCGCGACCAGCTTCGCCAAGTACGTCACCCCCATTGAAGGCGACGGGGAAAAGCTGGCCCCCTGTCAGGATGCCAAGGGTAGGCTGTGGGATGTGCTGTGGATGCTTCGCGTGGCAATTAAGGCTTGCCGGGAGGAAACTGACACGTTATATTATAGCCTCTACGTGGTCCCCAACGTCCCGGAAGACCACGGCACCGCAACGCCGAGGGCCAAGAAGGTAAGGCTCAAATCAGTCTGCGGCCCGGACGACGACGGAACGCCCTGCATGACCATCATGCTACCGGACGAAGACTGACAAAGGAGTGGGCAAGGCTGCCCGGTGTCGCTCACGTGGAGACGTGGGCGCCGCCGGTCAACTTTCACAAGGTGAGGTATAAAATGAAGAAGGTAGAAGTCAAACCAGACTTCGGCCCAGCCCTTGAGAACCAGGGGAGCGTGCTGGTAGTTACCGAGACGGGGAAGCCGCTCGGCTACCTGTTGCCAGTTGAAGGCCATGGAGTGATGGACGGCACCTACGGCCAGGTCAATGTAACGCTGGCCGAGGCCGGGGCGCACAATGCGGCGCTGGAAACGGATGCAATGCTGGACTTGGATCGGTGCAAGGTGTCAGGAGCAGTCAACTTGTACTGGCACCAGGCAACGGGCAGGCTCACCACAACGGCGGGAACGCTGGTGGGTGTAACAAAAGTTCAGCCAGGGCCGGAAAAGATCAGTTTCACCCGAGGCGGTAAAAGGTTTGTGGGCCGACGGCGGATCGAAGGCGCTCAAGTGATGTTTAGGCGTGCTAGCTAAGTCACCCTGAAACAGAGGCCACCATTCCGGGCCCCTGTACGGGAGGGCAGGGGCGCGGGGCTGCTGGCCTATTACAAAAAGGAGGCGAGCGATGAAGTTGACCATGAAAAGCGTAACGCCCAAGCTCAAGCGGGCGGTTAGAAACTACCTCCTGGCTCGGGCGATTGCCGAGCTACGGCGTGAAAAGTTTGACCAGATGGAGCGGGAGGTATTGGCAAGTGACAACTACCAGACCAACCCGAAACTAAGCCTAGCGCCAGCGCGGCGGATCACAGACCCCGACGAGTATTGGCTTATGGACCCGGGCGACTCCATCAGGTTTCAGATAGCTTGCCAGGCCCGGATTCAAGCGATGGGATACAAGACCCAACCGGGCGGTTGTCCCTTCTTGGACGCAAGGAACACGCAGATACGGGCCGAGCAAGTTGTGATAGCAGAAGGCGCCAAAATGGTGGGTGAAGACCCGGAAAACTTTCAGAACGGGCTACTATGCCTGGGGCTTGACAAATACGAGGAGTGTATTAAACTCTTCACCCGCCTGGTGGCGAGCTTGCCAGACTTCAAGAACCCCGTAGAAGAGTTTCAGAACCGCAAGAAAGGAGGCGCCGCGTGAGTAATCACAGCCTATCGAGAGAAGACGCACAAGTAATCCGGCAAATCGCCAAGCGAGCAGGGGAGCACTTGGATTCAATCGAGACGTTTATCCAAGTGGCAACCTGCCACACCGGGCCCTGTCCGCTCAAGCTCCAAGAACTGTTGGAGGCCGATGACCTCAACTTTATCCACGACATTTGCGGGATCAAGCGCAACCTGGATACCCAAAAAGGGGAGTTACTTGACTGCTTCCTCCCCCGGTACGCAGTATAGGAGTGAATTGCCCATTGTGTTGGTGGGCAAGCTGCGGTGCCCTAAACCCCCATCGCAGCAAAGAGCCGGGTTCGCGCGGGGGTCCGCCTGGGTTGCCCCCGCTCGGCCCGGCATTTATCTAGGCAAGGACGGTAGCATGTTCACAATAGACTGTACGGGCGACGTGGTGAAGGGGGATACGATTCAGTTCAAGGAGGCGGTGTGGGGGGGATACCGGCCCAGCGCCGGATGGCGCCATACATCAAAAAAAGGCCAGCCCCTTGGCGAGCGGGTCGTCGTGGCTGAGGTTGTGAACGACTCCTACGGGCGGAGCAAGGGCCAACACACCTTCACGCTGAGGGTGTTGGAATCAAGCGGGTACGATCCACTTGAGCCCAGTAGTGTAATCGTCAGGAAGGGGCGAAACGTCTACCGAAAGGGCACAATGCGCGTGCCCTGGGAAGATGAGGAAGCTCGGCACGTGGCGGCTGAGGAGAAGCATGAGCGGGGGGAAGAGGCTCGCAGAGGAAACCGACCTTATATGTAACCCAGCTAGTCCTAATGGAGTGGGATGATGGGTCGCTTGGACCTCTCGCACCAAGCGGCCCGCTGGGTGTTTTTCTCTATTGACACCGGATCAGGAATCGACTAAGATTACCGTCTGACATTACCCCAGAAAAAGGAGTTGACCATGAGCACCGACCAGCGGCCAGGCGAAGACGGCTTTGTAAAGCCCGAAGACGAGACGGAAACCAAGCCCCTCCGCTACGATGAGGACGAAGAAGAATGGGACGAAGAGGAGGGCGACTGGGATGAAGAAGAAGAAGATTGGGATGAAGATGAAGACTACTGGGATGAAGAAGAAGAAGACTGGGAATAGGGTGGCGCGATGGACGTAGAACAGCACCATGATGGCTGGTGGGTGGTTGGGGACCCTCGGGACACAACTGGAGAGGGCTATGGTCCCCACCACACCAAGGCGGAGGCGCTAGATTGTATGCGAGCCGTTAAGCGGTTCCATCGGTACAAAAACGAACCTGGGTTCATCACACACGATGACTCCCCACAAAAAGAGGATAAGGATAAATGAAAAGCAAAAAGCCAGCAAAGAAATGGTTTGTTTGGTTCTACTGGCACCTTCACCATGACATTCTCATGCAATGGTGTTACAGCTACACAGGCCGAAGGCGATCAATTATAGCATGGAAAGACCACAAAGCACTCCGGTTGCGATTATTCCAGCCGGTACGGGGAAAGCTGCCGTTACCGCTCATGCGTATCGGGAACAGGATGCTCGCAGCAATGAAAGCTCGGGACGCAGCCGACACCCTGAGTGATGAATTGTGGGAGGTGTTGGACAAAGAACACACAATAGAAAACAAGACAAAATGGAAGGCTGCACTCGCAGTATATCAGAAAGCGGGGGACCTCCTAGACGACCTCGAAGACAAGTGCGAACAGTTAATCATCAAACACCGCAAGGCCATCCTGAAGCTCCACGAACAGGAGTGCAAGAACTGTCCCTGGGACGGCTGGACTATCTTCGATTCTTAGAATTAGTCTGGACACCACCGCCCGCAACCGCGCTGGAAATGTGGGAGGAGGCGGAGGAGCCGGGCGAGCCATGCCCGAACTGTGCGAGCCTGGAATACTGGATCAACGTATTGGGTGGGCGCCGCTGCCTTGGGTGCGACCCACCTGACTTTGCCCGGGCTATCCGGTTACTAACCACCGCTCGGGCCATACGGAAAGGGAAATAACATGGATGGTTTCTGCCGCGCATGGTACTACTTCGCTGGTTCCATCCTGGGTGGGCTAGCCTCATCGGAAGCTGGACGCAGCGACTTTGCCGCTGCCACGATGTTTGGCTGCGGCGGCTGCCTGTGTTTTGCCATAAGTATGTGGTACAACCTCAAGATAGAGGAACGGGAATGAGATTGTGGTATTGGCACGCCTATCACGATGCGCTACTGACCCGCTCGGACGATCCAGATTTCTTTGCGAACCGGGCGCAGGAAATTGACCTGTTTAAGCCGCCCGAACAACTGGAACTACGGATGCGGTTATTTAAGGTGGTCCGAGGTGCCTTGCCCCGAATACTAGACGAACTGTGGGCGGAAAAAGAGGAATGGGAGGCCGAGGCGCACACAACTATTGGGATATTGGCGACCAAGAAAGCCACCGTGCGCGCTGCAAAGCGATACCAGTTAGCCATGACGATGCGCGAAGAAATAATGCGCCGCATCACCGAAAGGAGCACGAGGCCAGATGTTATGGCCTTACATGATAAAGAGTGTCCGAATTGTCCCTGGAATGGTAAGAGCATCTTGGCAGAGGAAGACAAAACATGAGTATCAAGAGTTGGAAAGCCAAATACCTGCCGGGGGAACTCAAAGACGCCATTGGTTCCCCCTTAGAGGCTGCCGAACACTCCCTGCGCTGTTGGGAAGGGCGCCTGCCCGGCGTACTGAAGAAACACGGGCTGATGAAGCAAGCTGGGTCCGATTACATACGGACGATCAAGACAAGAAAGACTGAAAGTGGGTCCGACGTGTTCGACTTCGTTTGTCTGGACGGGGAAGCATGCGCCCTGTGTGCGTTCGCAGAGACAGAATTAAAGGAGTGGAATATACTGCCTTCGGGAGTAATGCCCTGTTCATCTTGCCCGTTCTACAAATTACGGGGGGAGGTCCCTTGTTCAATAGAAAAAGATGATGAAAAATGCTCTCCATGGCGGGAGTGGGCTGACCACGGCGACCCTGGACCAATGCTAGCATGGTTACACACGCTAGTAGCTGAACTCAAAAAGGAGAAAAAATGAGCATCGAAACCTGGAAATGCGAATACCTTCCAGTCCCCGCAGAAAAAGCTACCGGCTCCGCTTTAGAGGCAGCGCGACACTCACTCCAATGCTGGTTGGGGCGTGATATGGGCAGCCTAACACGGCACGAGTTGGTAAAGCGCCCGGGGTCTAAGGCTATCTATGAAAGAAATAACCCCATAAAGCTACTCAGCTTAGGACCCGATCAGTGTGCCTTGTGCCATTGGAGCGGGTTTGAGGGTGAGAACGGACGGGATTGCAGGAAATGTCCGTTATCCCAGGCGCGAGGGGGCGTACCTTGTGACTCCGATAACCACAACGAAATAGTCGAGAGAAACCCTTGGTGCGAGTGGCAAAACCACAACAACGCCGCACCAATGATAAGCTGGCTCAGGAGGGTGATCGTGAAACTACAGCAAGAGGACGAACACAAAAAAGCTGCGGCGGAAAAGAGTGAAAACTCATTCGTTCTCGACATTATTGCCGACCTACTCGCCCTGCATCATTGTTACCAATACGCCGACCTGGAACACGCCAAGCAGGCCCAAAAACTCATTGCAGAGAAAGTACAGGGCATAGTCGTCCTAACCGCGAAAAAACAAGCCCAAATCCCCTGGAAAGGATAGGTAAAATGAGAAAGCTCTGGTTCTGGCACGCCAACCATGACGTTCTGGCGGGCGAGTTTTACGAAGGCTTTTATTGTGCTCGCAGAGGAGAAATCGAGTGCATAAAACCCAAGCGCGAACACGAGTTGCGGTTCCGCTTGTTCAAGCCCATACAGGGCCCAATACCCCAATGCGTCCTAGACGCCTGGGCGGAGTTTAATGAAAGCATGACCGCACAATGGGTCGCACAACGCCGGTTCCTTGACTCAAAGTGGTGGTTCTGGTCCGTATACCTATGCTGGCGTGCAAGCAGGGCCGATAAAATCAGAACCCAGAAGGGGAAACACTACGAGGCGCAGCTAAACGGGCCAGAAATGGCCGAACTTCACAGAAAAGAATGTCCCGATTGCCCTTGGAATGGAAGAACCATTTTTGTGGAGGATTGCCCATGAGTTTGCAAAGCTGGAAGAATCAGTTCTACCCAATCGACGCGAAAGAGGCAACCAGCGATGCCTTAACCGCCGCGCAACACTCCCTGCAATGCTGGCGGGGACGGACCAAGGAGGCACTAGAGGGTCACGGGCTAGAGAAAGTCCACGACAAGGCCGTTATTCAAGAGCGCGGGAACCCAGCGCGAAGTCTCTTACTGGAATCAACGGAGTGTGCCCTGTGCCAACTTCAGATTACAAAAAGTGGGGGTTGTGCCAAGTGCAAACTATGTGAGATACGCAGTCATAATGGTTGCTCCACCAGGATGATAGGCGAAAAGATGAGCCCTTGGGAACAATGGAGGAAACAAGACAACGCCCTCCCGATGTTAGGATGGTTGCATAGCGTAGTGGTTCAGTTGGAGTCCGAGAAAATGGCCCGGGTCGAGCGAGAACACGCCGCCAAGATCGAGGCCAAGATGAAGGAAGCGGATACGGGGTTCATGTTCCACGATGTTATTGTCAAGCTCCTAGAGCTTCACGCTATCACGAAGGCCAGCCCACCCGATGAACAAAAAGCTGTTTGGGTCGTACTCGCAATCAAGCACGAACTAGACCGGATATTCCAAGTGATTCACACAAAACACCAAGAAGCTAAGGGGGTAGAGGATGATGGATAGAAACGAAAACCTAGTCTGGTTCATGTTGCTGATGGCGGGGTCGATCCTTGCTGTACTATACTCCGCTCTTATCACAGTTATAAACCTGCCCCTTGAGGGCGTCGTAATCTTAGTTTCCCCGGCCCTGCTACTCATGGTGGGAGCCTTGATTGTGTTCGCCGCCCGCGTGCGACAAAAGCCAGACCCCCCCATGCTCCAAATCAGGGAACAAGAGTTTTTTGACGCCGATTCAGGGATACATTTCTATTTCGAGATCGAGCCTCAGTCCCAGAGCCCCTATCGGATCGCGCTCTACTCTTACGGCAGGGTGAACCGGGAGGTACGATTTGGGGCCGATGGGGTTTTTTCGGGTGCTGGAGTATTTACACACTACCCCACGCCAACTTGGATGGGTGGGGATGAAGGGGGGTGATGTGTAATGTGTATAACCTGCCAGCGTATGCGCGCGTTTGGGCACGATGATGAACGTCATCCGAAAGGTTGTACGTGACCACGCCCGGCGGGAGCCGGGCAGAAAGGAAGAAAACATGAAGATAAACATAGGAAAAAAGTCCGTCAGCTACGAAGCGAAAGAGGTTACGATTACGCTTGAAAACCAGGGGGACGAGTCTGCCTTTTACCATCTAGCCGGATGCTGGAACGCGCAAAGTTACTGTACCGATTCAGAGGCCGTGGGGAGTTTAGCCCGCCGACTTCTGGAGGCCATGAAAAAGGCTGACATGCACCCACAGTAGAAAGGAAACTGTAATGGTAACAGGCAAATCAATCCACCTGCATGATGGCGCGTACATCACACGCTTTGACCACGGTGAGTACGTGATAACTGCGAACCACCACGACCCTAAAGAGGCTACGGATAGGGTCTACATAGATGACGTAGCAGCGGAAAAGTTGGTCGAGTTCATTAAGGGGAAAATCGCGGGTCAACACGTAGAGTTGTAACCAATGGAATGTAACTCATGTAAAAAAGAGGTAGATTCGGTAGTCTGCCTCTGTGAATCGTGCTACGACGGTACGCTCACGACCTGCACGAACCTATTATCCGCCCTCACGCTAGCCCAAGAGGTTGGACAATACTGGCGGAAGGACTGGTCGGGGTTCGATGGCCGCACCCTACGCGACCAAATGAGCGACCTCGGGGCAGTAGCGAGTGGGACCCTAAAACCGGAGCATTACCGGGAGAACTGGGGGCTAGATGAACCGGACGGGGATTGAATACGCAGACCTGACTTGGAACCCCATCACGGGTTGCACGAACCAGTTAGAGTGCCGTGAGCATTGCTGGGCTCGTAAGATGGCGCTGCGCCTACGGGGGCGAAATGGCTACCCTGCCGATGATCCGTTCCGCCCGGCCTTCCATCCTGACCGCCTGATAGAACCGAGCCAACGCGCAAAACCCGCCCGGATTGCCACCTGTTTTATGGCGGATATGTTCTGTACTGGCGTACCAGCTTGGTGGATCGAGAGCGTTTGGGAAACAATGAGAGCGTGTCCCCACCATACGTTCCTTATATTAACAAAACAGCCCCAGCGGTTTACGAACAAGGAACTACTACTTGCCCTACCGGGTCTATTGCCGAACGTCTGGGTTGGCGTATCCTGTTGCAATCAGGCAACCGCCGACGAACGGATACCGTGGTTACTGAAATGCCCCGCTGCGATACACTGGTTGAGCCTTGAACCGATATTGGCCCCAATCAACATCGCGCCATTTATATCGGCTGGGATCGACTGGTGTGTTGTCGGCGGGGAAAGCGGCCACGGCGCTAAGCTAGTCCACGCTGACTGGGTGCGTACTATCCGCGACCAATGCCAACAGGCTCAAATACCATTCTTCTTTAAGCAATGGGGGGTAGGGATGGGGGGTGGGAGCGTAAAGGCTACGGGCCGGGTACTAGATGGTCGAGAGTGGAGCGAAATGCCGAGGAGTTACAATGGAAGTTGACAAAGCATTACACCTAGCCCTGGATACTCAGGTTGCCCCTGACGCTCACACCCAGGCCGAGGTTAGCTACGTGCTAGCCAAAGAGGTCAAGCGGCTGCGGGCTGAACTTCAGGAATCAGAAGCATCCAATAACCATTTGCGGAAAAACGCGGCACGCCACATCGCCGGCGAACTTCGCAGAGTATGGGGCGAACCTTGGTGCGAACCCAAAGAAGCCGCCGAAGCAGGAGGGTGAGTGATGAAAGTACAATATCCAACACGCTGCCGAATCCTCGATATTGATGGCCAACGCCTTGGGTCTTACTTGCGGGCTAGAACGCCAGCAGTCAGCAAGCCTCACATTGGCAAGATCGGTACGGCAGAGAAACCGAACGGGGGAATTGTGAAAATCCGTTTGGACGATGGCAATGTCGTGATGGGCTGGGATTGTTGGTGGGAACCAGTTGACGAAGCCGCCGAGGCAGGAGGGAGTGATGGAGTGTAGTAGATGCCCAATCGAAACGAATAGCGTTGTGTGTTTGTGCGAGTCTTGCTACGACAAACGCGAAGCCGAGGTCGAGAAGCTGCGGGCTGCGCTGGCCCACGTGTGTCTCGACAGCATAAATGCCCGCGTGATTGCTGATGCGGCACTTGGGAACTGTACCACCAGACAGAAACATGGATATATCAAAGCCGCCGAGGGGAGGTGAGTGATGTATTGCAAAGCCTGTGGTGAGACGTTGTATCGAGCCATGATTTTTGCCTTGCTTATTGATTATGGGGGAGCCAGAGGGCGCGACCCGAGCGAGTGCCCCGCAACGGCAGACCATGAACACGAATGGGTCGAATCTGAACAAGCCGCCGAGGGGGAGTGATGGAACCCACTAAAAGACCCTGGAAGGTCATGCGGATCAACGGTCAAATCGTAGTCGTACCGGATGGCGACGGGTTTTCCGATGAGGTTCCAATCTGCAAGATGCAGACCCCCTTCAACTGGCAGGGGGGGAATGTGTTCGGGGATGAAGCGGAAAAACTACAACTCGCTAACGCGAACTTGATTGTCGATGCGTGTAATAAGGAGGGAGTAATGAAGAAACTACCAGGGCGGGAAGCGGGGATACTGGTCATGCTGACCAAGGAGGAGTTAGAGATTATCAAGCGGGGGGCAGCGTTGGCGAAGTGTGACCTGGAGGTATGGGCTCGGGCCCGCCTACTGGAAGCTGCAAAGGAGTTGACCGATGGCTGAACAAACCAGAGCGGAGCATCTTGCTTGGTGCAAGCAACGTGCCCTTGAGTACGTTAAGATTGGTGACGCCAACCAGGCTTACGCCTCCATGGGCTCGGACCTTGGGAAACATCCTGAAACTGCCAACCATGCTGGCATAAAACTTGGCATGATGATGCTCATGGCGGGGCAGTTTGAGAACATGGCTGAAGTACGCAACTGGATCGAGGGGTTTAACTGATTCCCAGGGAAAGTAACCAATGGCTAACAAACACCTACAACTCGCCCCACACGAAACCAGCAATCCAAATCTTTGGTGGTACGAGGAACCGGCTGGGATTGTGATAGTGCATGGTGGTCCAGGCCACGGACCCAAATCGGAACCAGTGATTCCCTGGCGCTCGATCCGGGCCGCTTTAAGGCGAAAGGATAAACCCAAGGAGAAAAAGTGATGGGAACGGTACTTGACCGACGGTATACCGCCCGCGATAGTGATGCCGAGATTATCGGGGCAATTTTCAAGCTCTCAACAGATAAACTGTACCGAATAGTTATAAGCGATGAGTGCGATTGGTTACAAGAAAAAATGACTGAGATTGCGAGATTGACCCGAATACTGAAAAAGCGGAGTAAGAAAACCGCAAAGAGGAAGAAATGACAGGCTATTACTACTTGCATGAAAATGGCGACCTGATTTGGAAGGTCTACAGGCCCGAACAAGAACCAGGAGGATTTGTCCGTCGGGTGTGGCCCGTAGATACCTCTGACCGAAGCGATGCCTGGAAAATAATACTTGAATCGCTCGCCCTCGGGGCCAACATAGAGCGGGTGGAGGAGCTAGCAGAGAAGTGGGGGTGTGATGCTCGGGACTTTGTAGAATATATGCGGCGAAATGTAACACCTACCCAAGAGCAGTCTACGGGGGGGGCCTTGTTCCTCACCGAAATAGTCGGCGTAGACGTAGATGAGTGGTGCGATTGGCTAGATGCAACGCCCAAAGGGGAAGAACCAAACTTTAGCCTTATGCCAACAGGAAAATGAAAGGACATGAAATGATTAAAGGCATAGCCCTCCTGGTACTCGCCTGCGCAGCGGCGGGCACCTACTTCACGATCACTAGGGAGGCGCCCACGGGCTCAACCGCAATGTGGGCCCTGGGGCTGCTTGCCGCTAGTGTTTTGCTGGCCTTCACTGGGCTGGACAACATATTCCACCCCCCCACCGGGCGGGGTAAATAACCTAGTTTTTCCCCTTGACAATGCTAGCACAGTTGGGTATACTACATAGTCTGACATCGTGAAAGGAGGTTAGTCATGGGAAGGCCGTTTAAGAATGAGTTCCGCTACACGTACCAGGACATCGCTGACTTCTGCGGTATTGCCTATAACACCGTGGAACAGGGTGTGTCTCGGAAAGAGTTCAACCCCGTCTCGTTTGGCAGCATGATCGCCTGGGCGGCGCGGAAGATGAGGAATGACCATAAACACCTTGCCCTCATCATGTATGGCTGTGGGCGGGGAGAGGCGGTGAACAACCCGTTCCTGAAGCCACGGAAGCGGCGAGTCAAGTCAAAGTAGAGGTGGGAGCCTTCTTCTCCGCTCCTGGGCATACCTATCTGCCAGCCGGGCCCGGTGCTCCACCTTCATGTGGAGTAGGCTGCATAAGCCATCCCTTACCGCCTCAAGGGCCCAATTCGGCCAATGGGCAAAAATCTCCTCTATTTCCCGGCTGTCGTTTTTTGCTGTGGCAGAGGTCAAAACCACCGTATCCAGGGCTGTTGGAAGCTCTGGACAGGGCACAGACACGCTTATTCTAGGCGTCCGCATCAGTCGTCCTCCTTGGGTGAACAGATGACTCCCAATATAGCCTTCCTGAGCCCCATTGTCAACCTCACTTCCTCTCTATGGACCTTTTCTCAGCGTATGCCACAATAGGACTATGTTCCCCCCGCTTCGCATATCGCTCAAGCGCTTTAAGTACCGCAGTTTGATTATACCGCTTCTGTTTCATTCCTATTGGGATGTACGGGATGAGGTTGCCCTTGGTCCATTGTTGGATCGTATGCACACCAATTTGCAGGGACTCGGATAGCTCCTTGGTGGTCAGCAACCCCGATCTCTGCTCGGCGGCATGATCCAGGGCTTGGTACATCCGTTCCTCGGCTATCTTTATCTGGGCCCGGAGTTCCCCAAGCTCTGCCAGGGCCTCATCGAAGCGCACCCAATCCCCGGCCACATCCACGTAGAGCTTGCCAAAACGCAGTATGTATCTAACCATCGTGTTACTTCACCCATTTTTGCATGTTTCGTCGCCAATCGAGCATAGGCTGGCCCGGCTGGTGTGGCTCAATCGCAGGACAGAACGGATATAGGTCTGGCACGTTGTCACGCTCGACAAGGTGGGCATAGGTACTGGTAGTGTTCAGCGATTTGTGGCCCACCGCAGCCATGACCTCAACCAAAGATCGGCCAACAGCTATCGCGTGAGAACAAAAGGAGTGGCGCCCGCAATGGATGGAAAGCTGGGACACCCGCTCTGGGCCCAGGCACTTGATCGCCACTTTCCACCGCTTCGCCAATGCACGACGATTCAACCGCTGCCCCAGCTTGCGCCGCGACATGCCGCACATCAGCGGATCAAGTGGGCTGGCCCCGTGATCGACACGATAGGCGCCCCAGTCTCGAAGGTCATACAAAGTCCCCGTATCCCACCACAAGGGCACTATCCTAGACCTCCGAACTGGCCCCTTGGTAATCACCGCCCGCACTTTGATATGAGGGCGTTCAGAAAGAATCTTCAGGTCCGCCACGTTCAGGCCACTAATCTCAGATACGCGGAGCCCACAACAACAAGAGAAGCGGAAGATGGCTAGTGCCTGGAAAGCCCAATCAGACCCTCTCCGCTTCATTTGCAGGTCATCTAGGATGGCCTTGATCTCTCGGCGGGTTAAGATTTTTGTAATGTCCATAATGAAATGTCTGGTTGCCCTTCTTTCCCACCCCGGGGTGGTTAGTTGTCGCTACACCAGTAGGTCACGACTCCGGTTCTACGTCCGGCAACAAGTTACATCCATTGATCGACCTCAGCTTGCGTGATCCGGCTAGGAGCCCGGGGATTCACTAAGTTGTTGTAAGCAACTAGATCATAGTCCCCCAGGCTCTTAGCCCTCAGCACCGCCAGTTGGCGAGCTTCCGGCCACATTGCCCGATCCGTCACCCGGTACTGGTTGCAGTATGCGCATAGTACCAAACAGGCGTAGGGCTTGTCCAGAGCAATCTCCCGTAGCGGGCCCGACGCAATCTCATGCACACACAACACCGAGCAGTCGCTAGGTTTCGATCTCCATGGCTGTCTCGGGCTGTGGCCGCATATTTGACACGCCCCGGCCTTCGCTATGAGAGCCCTCCGGCCTGGGCGCACCAGTTCCATCCTCTTTCGCCTTTTGGGCGACACCCGCCGCACGCTCTGGAACCTCTATCTCCTGAATGAACGCATCTCTATACCCCAGCCCAATGGCCGTTTGCCTTAGTTTCTTCGCGCTATCTAAAGCTGGCACACAAGCGTAGGTTTGGTCTTTCAGCCGCCCATACTGGATGACCACACGATATTTCGTAACCATCGCCCCCTCTTCACCAATCACACGCCTCTGTGTTTGGTGTTGCAGGGAAATCGCCACCCGTTTGCGTAAAGCTCAACCGTAGGTACTTATCTCCGGTGCTCCTGCTAGTGTTGATAAACCCCTTCACCAACCACTCTTTGCTGTCAAACATCCAGACCCCCTCGAATAAAGGAAGATGGTTGGCGTCCTTGGCGCCAGTTGGGTGTAGCTCACCCTCGCCCTCCTTTTCGGGGGGGTTCTTGGTCCGCACCTTCACGTCATAGTTCCCAGAGCTTTGGCGCCAAGCATTAACCCAAAGGTCCACGTTACAGAGCCGACAACTCCCAGTGTGGGTGGGGTTGTCTTTCCCTGTTCCTCGGGTGTTCTTAAACAAAGCCCCAGACAAATCTCTCTGCTCAAACGGCATCATTCACTCCTTTTGTGTGGTTGTTCAACACCTGGACAAGCCGGGGGAGGTCGTGCAACCACGCCACCACCAACCACGGCTTTTCGTTTCTTCGATGCAGCACTACGGGTATCTCCCACCCAGTAGCATCTACCCCCGCTTGCTCAATCGCAGCATAGGGGCGGAAAGTCTCTGCCCGCTTGACCTCGAAATGCACCCCCGTAATTGAGGTTTTCACATCTGGGCTATCCGGCCCGCCATGGTACTGCCTGCCCCTGTGCGCCTCACAAGCGAATAGCTTGGTCAACGCGGCAGCGGCCTCCCGCTCACCCCGTTGCCCCTTCCGCTTCGACTTCCGCCCCATCTTCATCCTCATCACAAAGGTCAACGTCTTCGCCGTCATCAACGCACGCCTCAAGAACGGCACGCATGTTGTCATCCATGGTGGCGGTTATATCGTCGCCATCATCTTCATCCTCGAACCAAAGATGATTAACCAGCGCCACCAGGTCACGCGCGGTATCCACCTGGGGGTTCCGCTCACAACGTAGCATGTGGCCCCTGATCCAGCCCAACCTACCCTGGACGCCGCACCACGGGCAGACAAACTCAGCCCGCTTGGGCTGCGATATGTGGCTCAACCCATCATCCCTGATGTAGTCCAGGGCGAGTAGCGCAAGCTGGCAGGTAACGGAGGAAGCGGTGTCCTGCTTCGCATACGCCCGAGCACCACAGGCAAGCAAATCCCGCCCGTAGAGATCGAGCCCGTCCTCCGTTTGGCGCGCGTACCATTGACGGGCTTTTTTCCGGTCTAGCACGATCTGTTCTCTATCATGTTCCATCGCAATTCATTCCTCATGTTAAAGTTACGCAAATACACTAAGCCTTTGTCCGCTTGTCTCGGGCCCCCTTTTTATCATAGACCGGAACCCAGCGGGTCCGGCCTCGGCTGTCGGTGCGTCGGGCAACACCAGACTCCACTACACCGCGCCGCACCGCATCGAGTAATTTTTCACGGGCAGTTCTGGGTGCTATGCCCAGCAGGTCGGCTACCTCTCGGGCAGTTTCCCCGGGATCGTCCTGCGCGCGATCCGCCACATCCAGCGCTGCCCGCCACTCCGCCATAGAAATGTCGTTACTCATAGCCTCTCCTCTCGTGAGCGACCAATAGACCAGACCTTACGAACGTAGTAGAACTCTTCATCGCCCTGGCGAATCAAATAGCCCCCAAATTGTGGTGGGGCAATCCTGCCTCCGGCGATTTTGTAGACATACGGTGTTTTCCCCTGCCAGCCTGGGGTAACGATCCCGGCTGCATACCCCCGAGCACTATCTAGGTCCACCACCATACTCCGATGACGGTGGGAGCGGATCGTATAGTCTGGCGGACGCTCACCCCATCGCGCTGCCTCCACGTACTCGGCGGTCATCTCGGCATTGATCGCGCTGGCCTCATGGGCGGAGGACGACGTAGTTCCGATGTGGTGCATGATGTGGCACAACGCACGCCCGACATGAATCCATAACTCATAGCGTGCGTGGTTGCCCACCTCATCAGGCACAGCCCCCAGGCTCTTGGCTAGGGCCTCTTCCTCATTGCCACTGGCTCCAACATGGGCCTCTGTGCCCTTGATGTGGTAGTAGGCTGCGGCATCAGATACGATTGGTGATAACACCTCCTCAGCCAACTCTCGCTGATCGGTGATGTTGTGGGTGATTTGATGGGTAGAAGAGTGATGGCTTCCGTCAATACCATCCCCGTTGAAGCAAACAGCATAAGGTTCTCCTCTCGTTTTCTCAGGGACCCACTTGCCCCAGAACTCTTGCCAATAGCGCCACATTTTTCGCTGGATTTTACTTGGCTTGTACCGACCACCCTCCGTGCGCCTGAACCCCCGGGGCGGGCAAAGCCCGAAGCAACACCCACAATGCAGGTCACTCACAATCACCAGGTTATTGATTGACACCTTATTCTTCCTCCCTTATCGCAAGGTAGTGGGCGGCTGTTACGCCCTGAACAGCAGCGTAGGCATCAGGCCAGTAACCGCCATGAATATCCTTGCTGTTACCACAGCAACCGTTCAGAACATGGGCCCATTCGTGTTCCAAAATCATAATCGCGTGCGAAAAATCCTCTCTGTAGTCAATGGTTATATGCCACCCCTTCTTATCGCCCCACGATTTTCCGAAATCGCCACCACCATGAGCCCGGCGAACATATACCCGCCTGCCGTCGGGTGGAGGTAGCTCATCTTCCAAAGCCTCGATGTAGCCCCGCCACTCTTCCCACTCGGCGCGACTAAACTTCCTTCTCTTTGGCATCCCATTCAGCCTTTATCTCGATTGCCAAATCCCGAGCCTGCGCGTGTAATTCATCGGGTGTCTTAGCTGTCACAATCCGGGTCCAACCGTCAAAATCTGAAAGCTGCTTATCAATCTCGGTAAGAGGCTTGAACCCTGGCCGATCTACTCTTATGAGCATCCCGCCGTTCTCCAAGACAGCCTCGGCCTCGTTGCGAAACCGCACATCAGGAATAATCAAAAGCTGGGCCCCGTAATCGTTGTGGAGCATGTACTCCAACCACGTGCGCTCATAGACTTGGTTGCGGATCGCATCGGTTCCTAGCTTGCACCATATTTCCACGGGGGTCATGCCCAGGGCCGGGAGCTTGACGGTGCGCTCATGCTCGTGCGGGGCCATGTTGTAGTAATCCTCCCCCTGTAGCCCAGCCCAGTTGTAGAGGTCATAGGCCACCTCTTTCAGCTTGGCGGCAAAACTGCGTTTGTGAGCGTTAATCCGGCGCCGTCTCAACCCCAACCAAAGCTGGTAGGCGAAAGTGTCTTTTCCTGTGCGTGAAACGTGACCAATCCCAATGTATTGCGGCATTACCCCCTCCAGTCTGACGGCGCGTCAGGAAAAAGCTCGGAAAAACGATCCAAAAAATCAACCTCTGCAAACCTCGGGGCTAGTGGCATAACGTGTTGCGATTCGGGCACTACTCCCCGGAGGCAAGGCCACTCTACCCCAGTCTGGGTAAGCAAGTCCCGGCGCTCTGTGGCGAGCATGATAAGATCGGCGTCGTGGACTTGCTTTGGGACAGGCCAACCGAGGTTGAAGCGTTCAGCAATGCACTTCATAAGCTGGCACTCGGTTTCCTGGTAGTTCGACAAGAACGGCTTGATTGGCTTGGCAACGTCGCAGAGATACGCTTCCGCCGCGTCGTGGAGCAACCCCCAGCGGGCGAACTTTTTGCCGACCATGCGGGAGACGTAAATACAATGCTGGGCAACACTAAAGAACTCGATACAATGCCCAGTCCAGCGGCAGACTTGGGAAAGGGCGTGAGCAATGTCATTGATGAACACATCCTCGGGTTCGGGCTCTAAAGGCCAGAACTTGTGCCCCGTGTAGGTCTGGATGTAGTCTGTGCTTCTCATTGTTGCACCCTATAAACGGACTTGATTTTATGGACCAGTTCTTTGTCCGACCACGGCGGATCGGCATTGGTCCGGTTCCAGTTCTGAAGCGCTAACAGCGCATCTATCTCACTCAGCCCCGCCTCCCTCAATTTCGCCGCTGCGCGGTAAGTGTCCTTGTGCCCCCCCTGCCCCGAGATCGCCCGAATCTTGGAAATGTACGCTATCCCGTCCGTCACCTTCTTTTCGTCTACCGTGTCCCAGTTTGTTGTCGGCCTCCACACCGCCTTGAACACCGGCAGGTTGCTTGGCTGGATTAGGTCGTGGCCGATAGTCCATAAATAGTTCCCGTCCGAGTGCATCGAAGGTGGCAAAAGTGCAAAACCTCCGTCCCCGCGCACGTCGTAGCGGCCCTCGACCTTTACGCCGTTCATCACCCTGTGGCCCGGATGGCGAAAGTACAGGTGATAGCCTCTCTTGGTCTTGGCGACGGTTCGGGTTTTGCCTCGGTTGTACCAAAACCACTTGGCGTCCACTTCGCTCTCGCAATCGACTATCACCACGTTGGAGATCGCCCCCGTGACTATGCCGAGGTTCTCGTGGGGCCACCCCTTCAATTCCTCCACTGTAGCATGTCGCTCCTGGTACTCTTTCCACGGGATCGCCGGTTTCTTGCTGTAGAACACGGGGATGACCGATAAGCCGAACTCCGTCAGATAGCGGGTGGCACACGTCATCCAAACGGCATCCATCATCGTTTTTACCCCGCATTGGCTAAATCCTCTAAATTAACTCTCGCTGAACGGTTTTTCGCTGGATTCAGAAAATCGGCGCCATACTGGCTCGCCGCCGTGCGAACCCGCAACCCGAATCTATAGGGCCAAAGCGGACACCATGCCGAGTGGACCCCATCACAGGGGCAGGAAGTGACGTATTTGCGCGATCCATCTGAACATTCCAGGCAATACTGCCGAATGGCCCGTAATGGAGGCTGGGTCTTCGCCATAATATCGCTCCCAGTGTCATAACTCGTCTCTGTAGGGGGGGTCTACGCCACGGAATGGTAAAGTGGTGATTTTATACCCCCCGGAGCTTCAGGATCAAAAAAGGGCCTCCAGAGGCGTGTTATCACGCCGCTTCCCCCCTCAGTGTACTCGTTGGAACCCGATCCATACGGCGCCACCAATCGCCTTCCTCCACAGGCATGAGCGGCAAGGTTCGGGGAGGCCAATACCCATACTTGTGACAAAACCAGCCCTCCGCCTGCCGGAAGGTACGCCCCGCCCGGCGCTGGCTCCAGTACATACTTCGCCATAGCTTCTCAGTGTTACTATATTGCCTAGTCACGCGGGGCCGGAGAATATCGCCCTGAATCCGCCGCAAAGTACCGTCGATCTCCACCACCCAGCGGCTTAGAGTATGGTTGATGTGCCCGCATAGGTAGCACTCCCTCCCCCAATCCCGTGTCGCCCCACACTTCGAGCAAATGATTGGGTCTAGGTTTTTCTTCTCCCGCAACCGCTCTTGCCTCTCGCCCACCACCCGGTTATTGGTAAGCTCCAGGTCCCAGACTCTATCCGCATCCAGGCTACCATGCCGCCACCAATTTCCCCCATGGTCGATGATTATAGCCCGATCCTTACCGGGAAAAGAGCGTAGCATCCGGCCACCAGTCTGGAGGTATGAAGTGAGGGCCCCGAAGCAAGTGGCGAGACAGCCGCACCCAATCCAGGGTGCGTTAATCCCTTCCCTGAGCACGAACCGATTACAGACAACCTTGACCTCCCCTGACCTCGACATTGCCATCACCTTCTCGCGCATCTCTTGGGAGGTACTATGAAACTCACCATCTAGCCACACGTCGGAGCCGTCGATGTGGGCCGACCTGATCCCCGCTGCCCTGAACCGCTCGGCAAACCAAATACTCTCGCGCACACCCGGGGCAAACAAGAGCGTAGGCTTTCTCGTTGGGTTGAAAATCTCCCAGTTCTTCAGCACCCGCCCGAAAATCCCATGCCGCATCATCACTGTTGCGTTGTCCTTTTCACTCAGGTCCTTACCCACGTCGTAACGCCTGATATGTCTTAGGTCTGGTTCGTCAGGGGCGTAGGTGTCGGCGGGTACAATCGCACCCACCTCACGCATTTCGGATGGCGTACCAGCAATGACTAGCTCATCGTAAATGTCCCCAATCCCAAGTGGTGTAGCGGTATAACCAACACAAGCAGCACCCGCGTCAGTATGCTCATCGACTATCCTCCGCATCGTGTCTTTGGTTTGTACGTGTGCCTCATCTATTAAAATCAGCCGGGCTGGATGTAAAGAGCGGCGCCCTTGCTGAAAGACCCTGCTCAATTCAGTCTGCGTCATACAGAGTTGCACGTTCCGTAAGAGAGCGGGGTCATGCCCACTAGCTCGCTTGCCGTGCTCGATCCCGGCCTCCTCCAAAAACCGGCTCGTTTGGTCGAACAACATCCGGCGATTAGTGTAGAGCGCTACTTGCCAATTTTTCGCGTGGCGGGCCCAGGCAATCATGTCCTGCATCATCTGTGTCTTGCCTGTCCCGGTGGGGGAGGTGACACAGATTCGCTTAGCTCCACTCTCAATAGCCGAGGTGGTCTGGTCTAGGGCTCGGACTTGATTGGGCCAGGGGTCTACCACTTTCTGAACTTCCTCCACCTAACGACATTTGCAATAGCATCCTTGAGAGAGCGAAGGGTATCTCGATGACATTGCGCTAAGGGAAACTCTTGCTGGAGCTTGTCGGTTGCGCGGATCGCAGCCCCGATCTGACCCTCTAGCTTACTGAATAGTCGGAGGTCAGCCTTTTGTTTTCCGCCGCCACTAGGTTCCTTCTGCATCTAAAACCTCCGGTTCTGCGTCTGGTAAACGGGGTAGAAATCTAAACGTCCTCAACATACATTCAAGGCAGAGCATATAGTCACGCCCCGACTCATAACCCCCCAACTGTCTTTGCAGATACTTAGCCGGGCCGTCTGGCCCAACCCTTATGGTTAATCCAGAGACAAAAGGAGCAGCTTGACTAGCAGCTTGCCCCCTGTCATCCACCTCATCCGGTAATGCGTCAAGGCACTTCTTACACACACCACAGAGTCGCATTTGATTTTCCTTTCGATTCTCCTTGTGTAAAAAATGCCGGGCGGGCTTGTACTGCGGTGCGCTCCGCACCCACCCGGGCCCCCGGGGCAAACCCCTCAAGGCCAAACTAAAACGCTTGGGGAGAGGTTCTTAATCAGGATTCCTTCTAAACGCAGCGGGTGGGATTCGCACCCACAATTCAAGCTCAATCTGAACCGCACTCGCTAGGTGACGGAGGCTTGACGGGCAAGGCTGCGACCCCCCACCCCGCGTGCCCTTCACGCTGCCGCCGCTTGTCATGTTTTCTTGATAAAAAACATGACATTATTACTGAGATTACGCTACTGCCTCCCTCTGTTGATGTGAATATGAACTGGTCACTTGCCCGCCCGCCCGGCAACAGCTTCGCATCTGTGACACGTTCTGCGACATGCAGGCATAGGCGTCCGCCGACTTGCTCGGAGCGTAGTTCATGGTGCTTTGGCCCGGAATACCAATACTAGCAGCCTCGGCAAACGCATCCTGGTTGGCCCCAAGGAATGTGAATTGCCATTGGTAGGATTGCTGCTGTGTCTCGATCATCTGTTTAATCTGAGACTTGGTAAACTCGTGCGAACTGTTCTCGTGGCCGTCCGTCACAATACCGAACACAACCAGCCCGGGCCGCTGTTCCTCTGCCATGTTAGCCAACCGAATACCCGTCTCTTTCACAGCCCGACCAACAGCGTCCAATAGGGCAGTCATGCCCCGTGGCTCCAGGTGGTACTTGGGAATGTCACGGATATTATTGCCTGAGTGGACAAACTCATACTCCGTATCGAACTGAACCAGCGAGAATAAGCACTCCCCGTCATGCTTTCGTTGTTCCTCGATAAAGTGGTTGATCCCGTTTTCAGCCTCGCCTTGGCAAGTAGCCATGGACCCACTTCGATCTACAACCAGAGTAACGTCCGTTAAATCATTTCGCATTTTCTATCCTTTCACTAACTTGTGTTACAACAATCTTTGACAATCACTACATGGTTTGGACATGCAATCTTATCGTCAACCCAATGCCATCCTCCGGGCAACCACTCTTGTAGTTGTAGCGCAGTCCGAGGCTGGCTATACTCATGTGTTGCTGAGTGTACCGCATCGCAATAATCACACAGGAACTTATGCGTTACAAGCATCATGTTGTTGCCTCCAAGTATTCTCCACTCACGACTTTAAGCTGAACCCTGCCTATCTTGTCATGCCAGCGCTCATGGAGCGGCTTGACAACACACCCCTCGCGCATGTTCGCTGCTAACATACTGGGCCCATCGGCGTAGCTACAGACCCGCTCGAAAGCGTAGTTGATCGAGGCGAGCATCGGCACTTGAGGGATTTCGTTCATGCAAAAAATGGTCCGACAAGCCATCGCGGGCGTCCAGGTCCTATCCCTCCGCAGTATGTCAAACCCCGCAAACTTGACCTCACCTCTCTTACACCCATACCGTAGTGCCTGGACTGAACCGTAGACCTCACCGTACACGATAACGCCCTCGTGTTTCTGGCAGAACTCCTCTAGGGTGGGTGTAGCTTTGAGGGCCTTCCACCACGTGTTGTTGGGATCGTAACGCTTCCATTCTGACCTGGAGCCACACCACATACGACCCTCAGCCCATGCGAAGCGTGAATTGGCACCGTGAATCTTCTCGGTAATCAGTACCGGCTCACGATCCTCTAATACATTGGGATACCTACGCAACGAATCTATGTCGTACTTAGGTAGCCGCGAGAGTATCCCTGGTGGATGCTCAGCCTCTCCGCCAGTACAGGCCGAGGCTAGCTCTTGCTCGTAATGCTCGACACCATAGTAGTCGGCCACGTTGCCCCCAACGCAGCTTACCCCAGGTGGGACGGGCATTAGGAGCCCAAAGCTCACCACGCCCCTGATCTTCCGTGCCCGAACGTGGTGCTTAGTCTTAGTCCCACCACCCAGGAAAGCAAACTCAGGGCGAGTTACGTCTACCACTGAATCGGGTGGGATGTAGGCGCCAAGCTGCCCGTCTTGCCAATCCTCTGTCCGCACTACACAGGGGTAGCCCCCGTGGACACGGACAATACTCAAGCTGTCGGCGTTTGGATGAGGTTCTAACTTAACCTCAACAACTTCGGCCTTGTGGGTACTCAGTTCTGTCATCGTATGATCTCCCAGTATTCTCCGTCTTGCCACGCCTTGAGCACGCGGCGCATCCGGTGGATTAAGTCCCTTACAACAGAATGATGTGAGCCTGGTCGAGCCGCGCCCAGGTCACTCACAGACCTCTCGAACACGTTCAGCCGGTGGTTGGCCTCATGGAACCACGTCGTAGCAGGCTGGTAAGAGACGTGGCCCTTCGGCTGTCGCTTCTTAGAGGGCCGCTCACCAAACAGGGCTGCATACAGAGACGAAAACTCACCCCGTTCCACCTCCCCAATGAGACGGCGCTGTTCACCCTCAACCAGAGAGGCTAGTTCCTCGACAACTCGCCCCGACGCCTTCAGTACACCAGTAGCGATGGCCTGCTGAATATCGCGGGGTAGTTTCTCAAAAGCCCGCTGGTACACCAAAGATCGGTAAACCCGATGCTTAGTGACGCGCATCTCCTTCCCTAGCTCTGCCTGAGTTGTGTGTTCCTCGGCCATAGCCTTCAAGCGAGCCGCCAAAAGAAACTCATCGTGCTGTGTCATGTTGCGGCGCTGGCGATGCTGCTGAAGCCTCCACTGTTTAGCCTCAGCCATGGTCGGAAAGTACAGTGGGGTGGTGCTAAACGGTAGGCCGTGTTTGACGCAAATCTTGTAGCGGCGGTAGCCGTCCACAATGATTACCTTCTTGCCCTTTGGTTCCGGCCAAACCTTGATGCTATCGCAAGGGCCACCCGACTTCAGAACGTCCGCCTCCAACTCAATATCACACTGAGGCGATGGCTCGGGTAATAAAGAGGATAACTCTTGGTCCTGTGTCAGTTTTACGTCACTCATTAGTTTCCTCCTTGTACTCGCCCTCGTAATCCTCCCCGTATTCCTCCTCCTCTTCCTCCGCGCGCTCAGCCTCCTCCTTCTCGCGCGCCTCTTCAAGTTCCCGCAGAAACTTTTCGGTTTCGCTGGCAACCACCTGATCGGACGGGCGGGCTTTACCGCTGATCTGGAGGCTGACATTGAATATACCCAGCCGGTTCTTCAGATACGCCTCCAGGCCGGGAAAGCGTTTCATTTCGTCATGCACCATGACCACAAACGGTGGCATAACATCGGGGGCAAACGGCGCCCATTCAATAAACCAGGGCTCATTGAACGCGAACCGCCGAAGCTGGAAACTCGCACGGCTTGAAAATCGCTTAGCCATTGGGATGCTCCTTACAGGGGGGGTTGAAAAAATCCGGCAGCAGGGCAGCCCGTAAAGCATCGGTTCGCACTTGGCGGATAACGGCCAAGGGATTCAGCGACGGGAAAGTGAAACCCGCCCTGCTACCGGGCAGTACGTTTACTCCTTTTTTCGTTTTCTACGTTCACGTAACATGGCCTCTGCCGCGTTATATGCGCCATCAGCAACACCATTCCAAGTCATAGTCCCAGCTTGGTCCTGAATGATAATGGCTTGCATCGCCCGACTCGCAAGCTCATCGCACAAATCTTCTTCATAAAGGGTCATCTTCTCCTGTGGTGGCATTATCCTTCCTCCTTGTCAAACTTGGCAACTGCGCGGCTCATCAACCAACCAGCTAGAATAAGCGGCGACATGAAGGTTATCCAAATCACTAAGAAAACAGCCACGATTGCTATGCCCACGTAGACAGGTGAATCGGCGGCAAAATCCGTTAGTAGATTAGTCTTCCGGCTCATCGACAATGCGCCCCACAATATGCCCCGCGCGAACCAAGGCGTAGTGCTTGCCGTTAATCTCCAGCGGCAACCCAGGCTGCTTTGGCATCAGCGCTATCACCTCTCCCGGGGAATACTCCTGGTCTATCCACACCCCAGTCTGTGTACGCCCGCCTGGGCCAACCGCCACTACCCTGCCCCGATCCACCCCGAGCGAATCACCGCTGGGCGGAACTGCCAATCCCATGGGCGTGAACCCCTTTTGGATCGGCTCGATCAAAACAAAATCGCCACTAGGCTTGAACTGCATCCTTTTCTCCTTCTACTTCCTCCGCCATCGCCCGTAGTATGGGCAAGGCAGCCTCGACTTCGCGCACTAGCCATGGTAAGATAACCTTCCGGTAGGTATAGGAATCTGTGCAACCCTTAGAGGGCCAGCGATGATAACTGGTATTACAGCGTAGCTCAGAGACAAATACCGAAAGGCTCCCGAACCCACAGTCACCAAACTGGATCGTGACACCGACATTCGGCGTGATCTTCGCTTGCTCTTGGCGTGGTGGTGGCGCAGTATGTTCAACTGCCGCCTCCCATTGGGGCAGCTTCATTTTTGGCCCTCCGGTATTTTGACACGCACGCCCCAAGTCATCTGCCCCGGATGACCCGGTTTCGGTACGTTGTAGTCCACATACAACACGATCTTTTTCCCCACCCATTTACTTGTCTCCACACCCCAGGCCCGGATCAACGGGATACGCTTGTAAAGCGTCAGCAACAACTCTTTCTTGTGATCCTTGAACTTGAGGCTAAATTGTTCCTTCTTTGTTCGCCCCGACTCAAACACTAAATCGTAATTCTTCTTGCAACACTCGATCTCTACCTCTACGTCCCCGAGGCCCGCAATGTCTTCGGCGCCGAGCCATTTAGCGTCGGCCCGCATGGCTGAGGTACGCCCCGTAAAAACTTCAGTCCGCATTTCTTACAATCCCCTGCTACGTTATCCCCCTTCACTTCCCGGCCCGCCGCAAATGTTTGCGCGGGCCCGCTTGAAATGGCGCCAAACCTCAGTTCTCGATAGCACTCAGCACACAGTGGCCGACCACGCCAAGCAATCTTGGCAAAATCACCGCAAGCGGAGCATGTTGTACTGCCATTCTGCCCCAACACCTTGACATACTGTTCTTCATTTATCATGGCTCCAGCCTTTTATCTGGGGGTTCATGTTGCACTTCCATCGCGCCAGTCAACTCCTGGTCGGCCTCGGGCATGTGCCAGGGCTTGGTTTGTAATTCACCGTCCCGGCCCTCATCCTTGCCAGGCCACTCACCAGTGTCGATACACTTACGCACTTTCCAAATCACCTCCAGCCCCTTGTCGGCCCCGTAATCCAACACGGCGTCAGCGATGGGGTACACGATAATGTCATAAGGTGGCGTCTTCTCCAGGGCGATGACAGTCACCCCCCACGATTCGCCAGTTAGCTTTTGCAACCAGCGCTGATAGAGCCCCAGCTTCACATCGTAGTGAAGATCATAGAACTGGTTGGAGAAACTAGGTTCGTCAATCGCCCGAGCGGTTTTAAGATCGACTAACCGGCGTAGGTTTGTCGCAAGCCAGTCCACGCGGCCCCGACACTGTACGTCATTCTCTGTGGCAAGTAGCGTAACCTCAGCCCGGCCAGCCATGATGAGTTCACGGACCCCATCCTTTTTGGGAAACTGTTGGGAGGCGTGAATGACAGTGGCTAGCTGTTGAGTAGTCAGGATTTCCTTGTCGTTTTGCCAACACGCATCAGCAAACTTCAGGTAATCCTTCCCGGCCCGACGCCCCTCCCAGGCGGAGTAGCGGTTAGGGAACTCCCGACCCTCAAATAGAGCGCAATGAACGGCCCGACCCCACCGAAGATCGTCCGTGTCCGGGCGCCCGTGGTCCCAGCGGTACTTGAGGTCCAGCATCGACCCCTTTGGTGGGAGCCCATTCGCTATCGTGGATGGGTTGAGGCCGACAATATCCTTATAGACCCGCCATGGCAGGCGATCACAGATTTCGTTACGCTGGCCCCCGACAACACGCGATATGTCACGAGGGGAGAGCGGCTGAGCGATAGCGCTTTCCACAAAGAGCCTCCATGATTTTGTCGCTCGATTAGTAACAGTTCTTAAACCACGCCCCAGCAGCAGCAGCAAACAGGATGGTTGCTATTACCCAAAGTGCCCGTAGTCCCAAAAGCATTGTGCGTTGAACATGCTCTTGCTTTGACACTCTAGCTATGAGGCCGGGACATTTACTCTGTAGACCATGCTCGCCATGCAGGTCTGTTTTAATATGCCTGATCTCTTCCAGGCCGCGTTCAAGCTGTGTCCCTATCTTCTCCACTTGGACATGGTACTGGTGTATGTCAGTTCGTAACGCACCCAACTCCGTTTGCTCTGAATGATTCATGGGTTATCCTTTCCCCTGGCCCTCCCGACGCCGACCCCGGCAAAAACCGGCGCCGGGAGGGCATCCAACCCCCGCACAACAACTCTACGACTGCTGCAAGACCTTGAGCATTTCAGCCTTCTTGGCTGGATCATGCTCGGCATAGTAAGTACAAACCTTCTTCGTCACGTCATGCAGCTTGGCGACCATCGCCTCATCACTACGCATGGCTGTGACAATCTGGGCTACCTTGTGAACTAAGCCCGAGTAGTCCCCGATAGCGTAGTCCTGGTAAATGCTGCTGAAGAAGTCTAAGCCCCAGGTATTCATCAACTTCATCAACTCGATGGCGTGCCGTCGCCGCTTCTCACGGCGGTTGTAGAGCCACAGCACTCCCAGTGTGAGTAACACGGCCCCAACCCCGAGTGTGGCGTACTGGTACGCAATAGGCATTGAATCTAACATTCCTATATCCCCTCTCCGCTAGCCTTACCGCCAGCAAAATAAATCACAAACGCTACAGCGATCCCGACCAACACAACCAACCCACCCAACAACGGCGAGCGATCCGGCTCTGATATAACAGGCGGCGGGATAGGATGGGGAGCCACGTCTACATCGACCCGGCCCTTGTCTACCTGAACACTCACTTGCTTTTCGAGTGCCGCTAGTAAAGCATCTAGGCGTGCGTCAGTAGCGTCGTGACGCTTCTCGGCCTCACCACGCCAAGGTAAGATAGGTTTCTTGCCCGGCTGTGGTACAGGGACTAGCGGCCCCATGCTAGGCGGCGTTGGCCGAGTTGTATAAACTCCTAGCTGTTCATAGGATTCAGCAGCCTTATTCAACATGAGGTGCAAACGCCCAGGCTGAACACAAAACACCCGCTTGTTGTCCCGGCCCCAGAGTATGCCAATCAGCTTACCCCTACGATTAAACACAGGCCCACCAGAATCGCCGGGCCGGGCATGACCACTAATCAGCATCCAATCATGCACGTTAGGTCTACCACGCTCCGAGAAGCGGTAGCCTAGAAACATACCCGTATTCGAGGCGAGTTCCCCGTCCCCACCGTACCCAAGGGATTCTAAACGATCCCCCTCATTTGGTGCGGCAGATGGGCCAACCTCAACTTCGGCAGGCTGAACCTCATACTTCTTAGGCCAATAGCCCTCGGGCCACCAGCCCGTTTCAGTACGCAGCCGTAGCACAGCACAGTCCCAGGTATTATCTATGGCAATCACGCGAGCCGATATTCTGGCCCCACTTGCCAAGACAACATGAATCTCCTTTGCCCCTTTGGCTACATGCTGCGCTGTTACCACTAGGACCTTGCCGCCCCAATGTACAACTACGCCCGAGCCAATCTTGTGATAGTCGTTACACCTTGGACATAAGCCAGTCAACCGGACCACGCTAGCCCGATGGCCTTTGGCCCAGGCATAGCGCCACGCTCTGGTGGGGCCGACCTTCACCTTAACGTCAACTCTCGGGGCGGGCGCAACCACTTGACTACCGTAGGTAATCGTGCAGCCGGGCCCCTCACACCCTCCAGCGTTGGTGTTCACAGGCGCAGCGAACAGGATCACCGCCATAAGACCCGCGAACAACAAGCTCCACATCCAATACTTCCGCGTCATCACATGCTCCTCTCTAAGTTACGCTACCTTTTCTCCGTAAACCTCAAACTTGCCGTTTTTTCCTAACCGCTTGGTCGCTTTCAGTCGATTACACTTTCGACAGGCAAGAACAATGTTGCTTATGGTGTGTTTACCGCCCTTAGCTCGTGGAACAACATGGTCAATCCCCGTTGGTTGATCCCATCGTGATGCAAGGCGAACCTTACAGCCGCAATAAACACACTTCTCCTTATCTCGACGGTAAATTGCGTGAAGCTGCTCCTTCGTCAAATCGCCCTCTCGCCACCACTCTCTCGTTCTGCGACTTCTTTCCCTGCTTCGGCGGCGGTATTCATCAGGATGTTCTAGTCGCATTTTCTTTTCCCATTGGCGCTGGGCCTGTGTTCCGCCAGGGTGTTTTCGGTACTGATTCCGCTTGAACTCCCGGTTGCATTTGGGACAAAGCCCTTTTGCGTTGCGAACACCAATAAAACCACATCGTCCACAATCGAAACGTGTTCCCGCTAGGGCCCTCATTTTTAGAGCATAACGGCGACGCGCCTCTTTACGTTCATTGGTATTAGGGCGAATCCTTTTGGTACACACAAGCCTGGCTAGCCCTTTGTCCGCCGAGGATCAAGGCCGTAGGTTCGTTCTGACTGATACTCTCCGTCAGCCTTTCGGATTTTAACCTGGGTTAGTGCGCCGGTCAGTTCATGGGTATCTCGGGCAAGCTCACAGGCGTCGAAAACAGCATCACGCTTCGTCTCGAACAACATCCCTACACCTGCCAATGACTTCACTCCCTCTACGACGAACACCCAACACTTTTTCTTGTCGGGCCGCACACCCGGTTTAACATCAAACACGATCCGCTTCATTACTCGTACCTCCTGTTTGGTTCAGGCCACAACCTTAGCCCATGTTCTCCTATGTCGAATCTTGGAAATCGCCTGAGGATAGACGCCATACTTCCTAGCCAGGGAGGCACTTGACGCGCCATTAGCGCACTTTCGCCGTATCTCTCGCACGTCATCTTCAGATAACGTATTCCGAGGACGACCCTTGCGCATCCCAGATTGAGCTACATCGGCCCCATTCTCTGCCTTGGTCCCCCACGCAAGGTTTCGGATATGGTTGTTCAGCTTGTCGCTGTCGAGGTGACGAGCCTCATAGCCTTTGAGCCTCGGGCCAACAAACGCTTCCAGCATTGCTCGATGCAACCTGACACGTCTGGTTCGTCCACTAGCATCTACTAGGTTGAGAGTAGGATAATCGTCTGACTGTATCTGCGGTTTCAATGGATGTAGGTTTACAACACCCTTCCGCTTGCTCCGTTCACTGTAGACAACACCATCTATCCTCGCGTGGTAGCCAGGAAAGCCCGGTACTGGCCGTATCTCAAAACCCTCATGTGTCATCGCTTGTACCTCCATTTGCTCTTGTCAAACGTAATGACTGCCGTGTAATGGGTTCCGTTCTTGCCCCGAGCCCTACCCCAGCCGATAGCATCATGCTTCCGGCAAGCCACGGCCCAATGGCCCCTTGAGTGTTTCCACGACCAAAACGCATCGGCCCACAATCGGTTGTCGTCGGCGTCACGCATCCAGGGCCAACTCTGCGCACAAATCTCGGCATATTGCCCCTGCCCTAATTGGTTTGCCAATCTCATCCACCGCCGTTCCCAAAGCTGGTGCCCTTGCTCCCGAAAGAACGCCATGTAATCGGCGTGCATTTGAGCAGCGCCCATCAAGACCTCATTTCGTGTTGAGCGAAAGAGCGGATACTTGTCCGCCATTTTGGCGTGCCACGTGCCCGGCTCTAGGGGGATCGGCCTCGGAGGCTCATAGCCCCAGGCGTAGTGGGCCAAGTACATCACAGCCATCGCTACAAACGCTCCAACCAGGAAGCAGCGGAGTACATCCCATGCCGTTACACGCTGTTCCTCGAATACAGGCTTACCAGTCTCGGGGTCGTATTTAATCATGTGGCTGCCGCTTTGGCCTTCCTTTTCTTAGGGGAGTGTACCTCTGCCACGATAGGACCCACCGCTTGCAAACTAACCTGACATCCCGTCAGACAATCGCCCATAAAAATAACGAACATATCGCGGTAGGCTGCGCTGCGGGCCAGGTCGCCCGGCTCTGTCAGCCGATCCGCTAGGTGGGGAACGGGGTCAACACCCCCAGCCCGATCCGCCCGGGCCACCGCCTGGGAGCAAAATGGGAGGCTCCCATTGGATGTGTCGCGGAGGTCCCACTTGGCGAATAGCCGCGTCACAGGCAGGTGGAGCATCGCCGCTTTAATGAGGTTCCACCACCCATACGGCTTGCCTGTTATGTTAATCATGGCCTCAATCGCCTTCTGGACGTTGTACGGGCGCTGTTGGATACGGCGGATCAAGATACCCCCCGGATGATTCGCCACCACCTGGGAGAAGTGGATCGCCCTCCCCCCCCTCCATTCCCTCGTTTCCAAAGCCATCAGCCGACGGTAACGGCCCCGCCCCCACCACGCGAGCTTACCAGCGTGTGAGGCGTTGTTTCGGCCCGATATGGTGATCGCTAGCGTGGCAAGTGAGTAGAGGGACTGATTCAAGACCAGGAAGGTGTCGCCGTCCTTGATCTTCTCACGCACGGAGTTGTACGGTACAGCTTCTTTCACTTCTTCCCTCTCTTGCGGGGCTTGGCCTTGGGTTTAGCATTGCGACCCCCTTGACGGCTCGCCTTCTTTGGCGTAAGATGGTCCTCGATCAGCCCGTTGAGCTTGGTGATGGCCCTACAAATGCTCTCGATGCTCTCTGTTGTCGCGTCAGTCAATTCGTCGTGCGCAGACCAGAGGTTATCGAGATCATCTGAATGTTCCTTCAGTTTGGCTTTCACGTCTTTCATCGGATCATCGGGATCACTCGAAGGGTTCTTGGTTTTCCCCATTATCCTCACCATCAGGCTCCATTTATCCTTGAGCCTCATCAACAAGCGTGGTAAGCGAGAATACATTTTTGATTGTCACCAGTGAAGGTTCGTGATTACTAGATCAAGGATCATTATAGCAAGTCTCAAGAATCTGTCAAGGGGTAATCTGACCCAAAGTCAGATTATTTTCCAAAATGGCCCGTTAGGGGGGGTTATGGGAATATCTCCCGCACAAAGCCAGCCATCGTCCGAGCCCGCTCCTTCTCTTCTTGGTCCTTGGCTCGCGTGTTTGCGGTCATGGCGCCCCGCCGCATCACGCTCCGTAACTTCTTATCCACAGCCAAGTTAGCTGTCACGGCGTCAGGTATCTCGCCCGAGAGGCCCATCGGCAGTTGCTTCAGGTTCATCAGGGCGTTTGCCGCCCACTCCGAATCTTCCGCCAGCCCGGCCCGGAACTCCGCTTCGTACCCTGGCTCCTCTTTTTCTATTGCCAGCCGGATTTTCTTGGTCAGCGGCAGGTAGGATTTGTTGTACCACTCCTTGAGCAGCAGGTTTTCCAATAGCTCCCGATCTCCGGCATCAGCGGCATCCAGGTTGCTCTTGCGGTAGTGCTCCTTGGTCAAATACCGGGCCGAATCGGGCAGACCCAGCTTGAACCGGGCTGCCTCAGCCTTGTTCGCTTGAATCTCAGCCCAATCATCCTCAGTGAGCCCCCTGTTACTGACCCGCACGTAGCGGTTCCAGCCAACCGGGAGGTTGACGATCCGCTCGACCAGCGTTTCCTCACCGGCCTCGAAAGAGCGACCCCAGAGTGGAGCCGTGAGAATATGGGTAAGCTGTCCCGCTGAGCCGAACTGGCCCTCAGTCCAGGCCATCATCTTCTTTGTGGATTGCCAGCCACCATGCTCCCACTCTGTCTTGGGGACTATATCAGCCCCATAGAAGTTATCTCTTGGGTTCCTACCGCAGAAGAACTCGGCCCATTTCTGCGCGATCAACAGTGGTGGGGATAGGTTAGGCACTAGGCCGTCATAAAGCGTGTCCGCAGCCTCCGCGAGTGCGCCTTGTGGGCTACCGGCCCGCGTCTCAACACCTCCCAGTTCGAGTGCGGCGTCAAGGAACGCGCTCCAAACCCCCGAGATTAGCTGGCCCATCTCATCCTTCGGGATGGTAAAGAACACAGTCTTTAGACCAAGCGGGGTCTTAACCTGGCCGAGGGGCACCACGTCATAGTTGCGGAAGAAGTAGGTCCCGATCCACCCCAGGATGGATTCCTGGTTACGCGCTTCTTCCTCCAGGTCATCACCACCACCAAAAATGCTGGCAAGGATGGCGTTTATACCCGTAGCGGGGGCCCCGTACTTAAACGCCTTGGAAATGGTAGTCGAGGCTATATCTGTCCAGAGGCGGCGGAACCACCACCCCGACCTTGTTCCAGACTTTCGGGCTAGCCGCAGATCGGCCACCAACCCCTGCCACCTCACGTTGCTATACATAAATAATGAATTGGTGATCGGAGTCCACAGGCCCCGCTCCTTAAAATTAGGGGTTCCGGCATACTCCCGAACCACAAAGGCTTTCTCGGGGTCGGAGATCAACTCAATCCCCAGCTTCTTGGCTGCCTCTTGGCGCTTGGTAATCATCTGCCAAGCGGATACCTTACCTGCTGTTTCTTGCACGTTCCCCATCCACTCCATACCCCGCAGTACCTTACCGAGTATGGGCACCGAGCGCTTCTTGGCTGTCTCAAAAGTGCCGATTCCAAACCGGCGCATCAACCGCTGCGCCTCCCCCCCCCTCATGTGAGATTCAACCTCTACAAAGGGGATGGAGAGTGCGCGAGAGTGGAACATCTCATCAATCGTTGCATCATCAATCCCAGCCGCCCGACGGGCAGCCACGCTCTTTGCCTTCCAATAGGAGGATAAGACCTCCCCCAGTGTGATTACCTGCGCCCTGGAGTGTTTCCGTGCATCCTCTTTGGAGTAGCCCTTCTTGAGAAGCTCCCGCTCCATCTTACTCTCCCACTGTTCCGAGACGGCGCCCAGGTTGTAGTAGGTGCGCCTCAAGTCACGCATCGGGTTCGCTGCAAGGAAGCCGGGGTTCCAGGAGACGAATAGCCGATGGAAGACCCCATAAAGCGGGTTGGATAGGAGGCGTCCCACAAAAGCTATCCGCCCAATATCGAAAGACCTGAACCCATCGGCTATTTCTTCGGCCACTAAATAGGCTTTATGTTTGCCATCCTCTAGGATAACAAGATAATCTTTCCCGTCTGGTGGTCGCCTTAAAAGTTGTGGGTTGCCGCGTGGGACAGGAACAGACTTAATGGATTCAGGCCAATGCTGGAGCATGAACTCTCGGGTGGCGTTCTTTCCACGGTTTAGGTCAACCAACCGAACCAAGGACATCATTTTCATAACGGTGGAATCATAGACATTGGCCGTTGGCTTGAATGTCCCCACTTGTTCTTGAATCATCGGAGAAATGCGCGTTTCAAGGTACTGAACTACTGCAAAGGCAGCATAATTATCCTTATTCGGCACAATGACATTCTCAAAAAGTTCTCTGCTATACACCCCGGCCTCTACAGCACTCTCCACAATCCCGAAGACTAGATCATGGAATCGCTGCATGTGATCTTCAAGTAAGTCAAACTTTCTATCCCCTAACTTTCTCCGCAGCGACTCCAGTTGTTCGGCAGCCGTTTCGGGCGTAAATCCATGTGGATATGCAACTATATTTCCTTCACGATCCGTAATTCGGCGCAAATACAAGAACTCGCCGATGTCATCCCGTGTAATTCCTTCTTTGTAAAGAGGCTCCTGTACCTCCGCGTGCATCCGGCTCAGGAACTCCGCCTGGGGGTTGTCTGTATAACTTAACTCACTCAGAGTGTAGTAGGCTGCCAGCGCCAACTTGTTTTCAGGGTCTTCATCTAGGGTTTTTTCAATTAGATTGTAGAGTGGCATCTTAGAGCGTAAAAAGTACTGACTGAGAATATGCCGTATCTGAGCGAAGATATTGCGCTTTCGTTCTTCTTCCTCGGCTCGAATGGCCTCAAGTTTCTCATCCCCCGCCAAGTGCCCGCCTCGTAAGGATGCCCGCCTCGCCACCGCCCTAGCATCTTCCGGCTGGTTAAGCACATCTTGAATCTTCAGAAATGCGTCAAGGAACTCAGGCTTTTCATTAAGCCAAGCCTGGAAACCGCGATAAAACTCAGGGGCTCGCTGGGCCAACTCACCTGGAGCATTAAAGAAGACACTCAGCGCCTCGGCGTACAACTCCTTACCCTCCCGACGGTACTTGATGTAGCGTTGGGTAGATGTAGCCGGATCGTATGGTGTCCACCACATTGTGAGCTTGAGAAGTTCGTCTCGTATGTTCTCAGCCGTGAGTAGCATACGCTTCTCAATCTCATCCCGTAGCATTTCCTGATACTTCCGGTGAATCTGTTCGGCGGTGGCATCCTCTTCCACGACCTGCTTGATAGTGCGGCCCGTCTTCTCTCGGACCTCCCGTGTGAACTGTTGTAGCTCGTCCGCCACTACCCCTCGCATAGCTTCTTTCACAATAGACAGCTTCTCAACAGCGCTCAACTGCTTGATATAACGCAAGAGGTCTGGGTTGTGTACGCCACCTTCCACGCTATTCCAAATCGCCAGCACATCCTCGGGTGTAATCCCAAACCGCTGAACAATCTCTTCCTCAATCTCAATCTCCACACCCTTCTGCGAGAGGCGCTTGGCCTCCTTCTTGAGCCTGTTGCGTTCCTCTTCAGTCAAGGGCTGGGGCCCACCAGGATAGCCCGCTATCCACGCTTCCCCGAACTCGGCTAGTGAGGCTATCCGCCCAAGGATGTTGCCCCGATTCATTGACTTAATACCCAGCCAATCAACAAGGTGCCCAATCTCATGCGCTAGAACCTTGGCTAACAACCCTTCTTCACGCGCGGAGATAGCATTTATCACCATACGGGCAAAGGCTTTAGTGGGCTGGGGGTCAAAAAAGCCGAGGTAGGATTGCAGCTTCTTAACCTGTGGTACTTTACCAAGTAACTCCTTGATGAGCCGGATCAATTCCGGGCCGGGAAGAGGCTGCATACGCACACGCTCTACCTTCGGAGTGGTTTCATCCGGGGCTTGGTCGTAGGCGTCACGCGGCGCCTCGGGTCCTGGTTCTGGCTTGTAGTCGGGCGGGAACCCACCTACAGCACCCTCGGGTATCCGCTGCCCTTCAACTCCCCCCCCGCCACCTGTACCGGGCGGGGCGGCGGTAGGCTCGGTGGGTGCGGGAGGCTGTACCCAGCGTATCCCGTTAATCGCTGCTTGAGCATCGGCCAGTTTGGACGGCAGCCCAGTCTTCTTTTCTTCGGCACCCCACTCTGTATCCTGACCTGTGACCGTGATGGGGTTGGCTTTGGCTGGCCCCGGCTTGGCCTTGGCGCCCTTCTTCGCTGTCGGGGGTGGTGGGATGGGCGGGCCAGGGCCCCAGACTGCGTTCAGGCCCTTGGCTGTTTTTTTGACAACAAAACCAGCTTGTTCGAGTTTCGTTTTAACAACATCCCGGGGGGCTTTCCGCTTGATCCCCATGTCTTCTAGGTTGACCCCAACCGTCATGCCTGGTTTCAGTTCGCCGGGGTGTAGCCCGAATAGCTCTGGAGCGAATGAGAACTTGTAGCCGTCTCGATAGACCAGGCGCAGGCCAAACACCTCATAGCGCTGGTCGGTTCCACCGTACCTGTCTGCAACTACACCATGTACCTCAAGCTCCCCTTCGTGAACCGTAAAGACAGGATCGTAGGCAAACTCTGCCACTTCCTCCGCGAGCCATGCTATAGTGTTTTTGGCCCGGGTCATGTTGCCAAGTAACGGGGCTGCAAAGTCACCCGAGTCTAGTATTATGTCCGCTTTGGTTGGTGTCGGCGCGGCGCCTGTGTGTGGGTATAGTAGCTTGCCTTCTGTACCTGCCCCCAGCTTATCGTCCACCCATTTCAAGCTACCATCTTCCCAAACATCAACCGCAACCCGAGCGCGTTTCGATGCTTCGGCGGGGAACTCTTTGGCGTTAGTCACGGGTGGCAGGTCTGCCCCTAACTCATCTAGTAACACCACGAGTTGTCTGAGCTTAGCGGGGACACCACTACGGGCAAAATATTCATTTACCCCAATATGTATCAAGCTGTATCGCGGTATGTCATTTCCCTTGGCGTCCACCTTATGGTTTTTGGGATCACCGCCCTTCCAGTTCTCTCGGATTGCCCAAATCCCCCCAGGCAGCGGTTCATAAGACAACCATTTCTTTACGGTTCGAGTAAGCGGATTGCCTTCGGCATCATTTTTGCCGGTTGGAACGCTAACCTCAAGCTCAACTTCCTCCTCCTTGCCCTTGATTTTTTTTGCCTTCTCATTTACGCTATCCCAGAAGCGATTCTCAGCAACCAGGGCCTTGCGATGTTTTCGCTTTGCCTGAGCTTCCTCCTTTTCGCTTACCGCTCGCTTAGCCTTTTGTTTCTCGCGTTCTGCTTCTAGCTCTTTTTCGGCAACAGCTTTGGCAACGTCATTTACCTTTGTGGCCTCGGCAATAATCTCATCGCTACGCTGGAACCAATCTTTGTTGCGCCGAACAGCCTCTAGGCGTTTCTTAAACCCTGCCCGATCTTCGTCAGAGAGGGCCCTGAGATTTTGGAGGCGACTCAAATGGACCTGGGAGCGGGCTCCCATATACATTTCGGCGTTGCCTTTGATAGACGAGGCTAGTGTCTGAGTTTCGGACGGGTGGCCCCAGTCGAAATAGACGCGCTCGGCGGTACTGCGTAACTCATCCTCATTTAAGAGGTGGCCGTACTGTGCCTCCACTTGCTTAGCGATAATGTCCTGAAGGCGCTGAGAGTAGCGGGTTTGGTTGGCTGTGTGTTCGCGGGCCTTAGAATCGCTGGTTCCCTCACGAATGGCAAGGCGCCCCTCTCGCTCATACGCCCACGGCAGCCAATGAGCTTCCGTAGGTGCAGCCTCCATCTTGTCCTCTATAATCGCCAGGTCGAGCCTACGCTTATAGGGTTCCTGTTCTTTTTCAATGTCCCTGATAGCGCGGTTCTTTTCCGTAATCTCCGCTTGGAGATTCCTGCGCTTCTTGTGGGCGTTGCGCCGTGTCTTAGCCAGGGTCTTCTCTAACTCATCCCGAGCCTTCCTGATCTCTCGAATCTTCTCTTGCCCATGTGCGGCGCCCAACCCCCAGGAATCACGCTCACCCTTACCCTCGGGGAGTGGCTTGCTTATTCGCCCGGTAGGTGGGCGTACCCACGGCTCATCGGGTAACGGGGGTCGGGGTTCCTCTGCCGGTTCCTCTTTAACCTCTTCCTCAACAGGAGGCTCCGTAACTGCCGGAACACCAGGCTCAGTAGGCGAGGGAGCTTCTTCTTCAACTGGCCCAAATGATACCTCACCCCTCTTTTCTTTGTAAAGCCAAAGTCTCGGGCCGTGGTGTTGTAAAAGCTCGGCTGTTTCAGGAAAGTTTTGGGCAAACTCTTCGTAACCCCAACCACGCTCTATACCGGCTTGCATTTGGTTGCCAACCGTATCGCCATCGGCGTCAGGCATTGGCAGGTTTAACAGTTCTATATTGACCCCTGTTTCCGGCAGGTATAATTTTTCTTCGCCCAAATCTGGTTCGGGGGCACCCTTGCGGGCATCCTCCCAAATCTGCTCAAAGTTTTTGCCTTTAGCTCGCTGGATCGTGGTATATCGCCCCCACGGGGCGGCCCTATTAGCAGGCGAAGCGTTATATGCTTGTTGAAAAGCGGCTGCTGTGGGGAATTGAGCGACGTGTTCTCGGGGGCTTAGCTCTTTTTCTTCTTCGCTGGGCTCTGATACTTCCCGAGGCGCTTGTCCGCCCGGAGGAACTTCCGGGCGACCTTCACTGACGGGGGGGACTTCAGGTACTTCGGTTTCCACCCGTGGGCCCGCGCCCTCATCAACTTGTTCTGCTTCTTGCTTACGCTTGGCATCTTCCCGCTCCTTTATCTTCTGCGCAATCCTTTGTCGCGCTTCTTCTTCTTTCTCTGCTGGGGTGCGCGGGCCAAGCCTGCGCAGCGGACGGGCAGCCATTCCCGCCGCAGCCGCGCCACCACCCATCACGCCAGTCAAGATCGTAGTTGGGGCGGCAATCTCCTTGAATGACTTCCATTGGTCGGCGGGGGAAAGCTGACGCCGGGGTGGTTCCTCAGTCATCCCCATACGGTGTTCGGCGCCGACCTGCCCCGTTTGCGTCACCGTCTCTGTAGCATACTCGCCCCCTAGCGCTTGCGCAAAACCCCTAACGGCACTCGCCGCCACTCGTCTACCGGCCAAGCCCATAAAGACCCTGCCTAATCCAGTCATGGTCAGGAGGTTCCCCATCGCCTCGGGCCCAGCTTCCCACAAAGCGTGGCGGGATATTTCGGGCAGGTTCTTTTCCAGCGCTTCGGCCCGCTCCTCATCTGTTAGCTCACGCCCCAGCGATTGCTCAATGGAGTCAAAGAAGGCCCGAGTGACCATGGCCTTGTCCATCTTGTAGGCCGCCCGGCCCGACCAGGCTAGCATACCCGCTGCGCCACCAACCTTAGCACCAAGCGGGACGGTTACTGGCGCGGCTGGCCCGCCAGCTAACCCAGCCCCGGCGCCTGTAATCGCTCCAACCATCAAGCCCTTTAGACCCTCGATCATAGAGACGGTAGAGAAGCCGGTGCTTGCGGCTGTTTGCTCAATATCACCAACCATAAGATGGGGCAGCGGGATGGGTCCAAACCTCTCTGGCGTTACGGGCATCTCCCGCTGTTCGTCGGTCAACTGGGCTGCGCGGTAGCGCTCCCGTTCTTGTGCCGCCTCAACCGCTACATCTGCCGCAGTATGCTGGGCGAGTGGGTCGGGGTCTTCCTTCATGTGGCCCCGGGCACCTAGAGTCTGGATGGGAATGTCATAGAGTAACCTTCCCATCTGCCTGCCGCCGACCAGCGTACCCTTGGGGGTCCACTTCATTGGCGGGAGAGGTTCGGGCTCTATGATCTGAGGTGGGTGGGGCAGAGCCCTAACCACTGGAGGCCAGAATGGCACTTGTTCAGCGGGCTCTGGTTTCTCTGTGGGCTTGGCTAGAGGCTTGGCGGGAACCTTGGCGGGTTTTCTGGGGGGTCGAGGTAGAGCCCGGCCCACATAAGGGGAAACTGGGGGGGCAACTTCAGCGGGAACCTCAGTGGCAAAGTCTTCCCATGACGTACCAGCCGCCGCTTGTGCTTTAGTAGAGGTTTTCTCTTCCTCTACGGGCGTAGCGTAGTCTTGCCAACTCATTTGGAAGTTTTACCCTTCTTTTTCTTTGGGCCCTTTGCTTTATAAATCTTCCCATCTGGGCCCAAGAACTTGGTGCCCTTGGGGTAGTTGGCAATCACTTCCTCGAACTCAGGGGAATCCACGGCATAACCGCTTATCGTATCAACCCCATCGACATACCGATCAGGGTGAGTGGGTTTCTTGAATTGAGAGGGCCACTTCCACTTGCCCTCTTCATTTTGAGTTGGCTCGACACCTGCCTCGTAAGCGGCGCGATAATCGTAGTGGTGCGCCGGATCGTCTGGATCGAGGTTCAAGCCCATAATCTGTGCCCGGCGAGCATACCAGTTCTCAAACTTATTCTCCATTCGCCCCAGCGGCGACTCAACCTCTGCTTCTGGCAGCATAGCGTTACCGGGCTGTTGTGATAGCGCCCAGCGCATAAGCTGGGTAAACGCCCCGTAATCCCCAAGCGGCTTGCCGTCCCTCATCCACTCCACGCGGGTCGGGATGTTGTCACCACGGGCTATGGCGGCATGGACTTGCCCAACCCACTTGTTGAGTGCTACTAGGTCTGTCCCGAGCTTGCCGTGCGCGGCGGCGGGGAACGGCACCTGACCAGGCTCCCAATCAACCGGGACCTCTGGCCTAGCCCCCCGACCTTTTTTGCGTCGAAGTTGTTCCGCCCGGCCATCTGGGTTGTCGGGAAGCTCGCCGTCAGGCACACCAATAAACCTAGATTTCGTATACTTGAGGTATTCGGGCACTCTGTGAAGATTCTCATGGCGCTCGACATACGCCATAGCAGCCTCGTGTAACGCATTTTGATTGGGCGCGAACTCTGTTGCACCCAAGCCTTCTGTCTTATGCGCCTTTGCTGCCGCACTTAACGCTTCACTGTAACCCTTGTCGTACAAAGCACTTATCCGCTCTCTCTCAACCTGGGCGGGCCTCTGCTTTGCTTCTGTTTCCTTAACGGCAGCTTCCCTCATCTTGAGTTGATGGGCCTCGGCTTTCTGTTCCATTTGCTGTTCGGCCTGCCTGTACCGAATATGATCTTGGGGTTTCTGTCCGAGCCGATGGCCGGGGTGTCCAACCGCCATACCAGCAATCACCGCTTCCTGTAGGCTGGGGGCAGGTAGCTGATCTTCACCACCCGCTTGATCTTGCCCGTCCTGTTCAGCACGCATGTAATCCAGGTTGTTGTTGGGTGCGTTGCGATCCGGCGCCCATTGCCGGAGCTTGGGATTGAACACCCAGGTTGTACCTGGAGCACCCCACTCGCCCTGTTGGTCAAGGAAGGCTTGGCGCCCAATCTGCGCAGGTGGAGATAGTGGCACCTCATCAAGTGGAACGGGAAGGGGAGTGATCCGCTCACGCTCTGTATCCAGGTTTGCTAGCTCCCGTTCTCGGACGAAATCAGGCACATCCCCTGACTGGAGCCACGCTGCAACCTGAGCATTGCGAGCCAAGGCTTGCTTCTGCATGGGGGTATATCGCACTCGCCCTGCCCTGAGTTCCGCACTCATATCTGCAACGGGTTGCTGGCCCCCATAAAGTTCGTCTGGAGAAAGGTAGCTCCCCATGACTGGATCAAGAACGTCCATCTCATTTCTCCACTAAATGTTACAGCGGCAAGTTTCTGAATGGTTGGGCTCGCCTATTAGCGTCCGCAAGCCGCATTTGGTTACTGAAAGCACTAGCATACATCGCCTGGGTTGGGTTCATGCCAGAGCGGTAGCCTAACCTACGGCGCCGAGCAGCACCGCGAGCGTAAGCGTTAGAACGTACCATCCAGTCCCTATATTCACGTGGCATCAACCGGGGTCGCTGGCTCTCTCGGTAGGCCAGGTTGCTCTCAACCCGTTCATCATAGTCGGGGTTGGTTGCACGGGCAATTCGGAGAGCTTCAGTCGGGCTAATCTCACTCAGGTTCCGCCCACCAAGCATGTTGGCATAGTCCTCGTGGCTAGTGTCGATAAGACCCCGCTGGATCAAGTCGTTGGCATAGCGAGTGTTCCGGTCTGCGGTTTGCTCTGGCGTTAGAGTAGTCCCCCTCCACCCAAGCCTGGGCTTTGTGGGTTGTCCCGCTGCCGCTCGTATTTCGTTTTCAATCTTGTAGTCTAAATACTTCGAGGGAGTCATTTGCTGTGTAACACCAGGCTCATCGCCAGCAAGGCTAGCATACCCGCCAAGAGGCTTCGCGTAATACGCACTCATATTCGCCCGCCGCTGTGCCTCTACCTGAGCCTTTATGTCTTCCGCTTCTCTGGCATCCCTAGCGGCTTGCCAAGCGTCAACACTAGAATAACCTGCCTGCCTTGATGCGATAATATCATCCACAGAGCGCCGCGTTTGCCACTGTTGTTGCGCGCCGCTGGGCTGACCTGACCGCGCATACCAATCCTCTAGCCCAGCCTGTTGCCGTAATCCCACTGGGTTGGCTTGATTGGCGGCATACCGCCTTCTGAACTGACCCCCGGTTCGGCTGAAGTCAAAACCTTGCGTTACGTTATAGGGAGAGGCGTAGCCTCTAGTGGAGGCTGGGGGTAGCCCGTGCGCCGTAACTCCAGCCATGTAGCCTGGTTGGAACATGGGCGACCTGCCGCCATACGGACTGGTCATCGAGCGGGGCGGAAGTGGCCCATAACCCAGTTGCAAGTCTGGTGACGGAGCGCTAGGTTGCGCAGCCGGAGTGGTGGGCTCGAACCCGGGGGTAAACCCGCCGCCACGGTTGGCCTGCACCGCTCGATCTAGCCAGCCGGGTTCCATATCCCATTGCGTAGTGTTATATCCTGGGTATCTAGCCATCGCTATTCTCCTTTACCACTTCCACTGAGGGCATTGTTTAATACCCTCTCGAATCCTGTTTATTATTTGCCGTCGTATCTTTCGCCTTCGCCCAACCGTCTTGAGGCATACTCCATCATCGTATTGCTCACAGGGGCGGCATAAGCTCTGTTCGATCCAATCTGATTCGTCTTTATCGCGTGGACCACAAGGGGTCTGATCCACACCACTTTGTCTATCACAAACCCGTTCTGGAGGTTTTACCTCTCTGGTCCTCCAGTGGCAGTTCATACATAACCAACCACCACCACAGCGGGGCAACAACTCGCATAGTCGCTTAGGATGAGACATGAAATGTCGCGTTAGAGAGAACGCACTCGGTTTCCTCGTACTCTATACAAGCGGAATCAGTCAGTTCGTTCCAAATGGTTAGCGTATCATCAAAGTTAAAGCAGTCAGGCTTGCTCGTTCCCAAGTCTTTCTCCCAAACCCAATGAGCGCCGAATGTACCTAAAAACCTACCGCCCACACCACCTATCAGCCAATAATTTGTGTTTGCTGGAGGTTCTATTCCTAACACAACCCAAATATGAGCCTCGTAGGTAACAGCATAACAGACCCAATCACCTAGCGATTTAGTCCAAACGCAAATCGAGGATGAACCCGTAAGGGCCCGCAGACAATTACCGCCCCAAGCATAACCAATTCCCGAAAGGGTGTGTGTGCCATTCCAATCAGTACAATTACAGTTCGCCCCATCCTGAGCCCCGCTTAGTGTTACCTCGATTTCCTCGGGCCCCGTGCCACCATCACAGTTCTCACAGTTCCCTATGCCACAGCAACAGTCCGCGTGCATTGCAACAACGCTACTGTCGAACAGCACCACGTTGTCCCAGAACTGAACTGTACCCATGTTAGCAGGCTGTCCCTGTGTGCCAATCGGCCCATTCGAGCGCTACACCGTCGTCTATGTTCATCCTAAACGTCTGCCAGTGTTGATAGAATGTGAGGTTTTCTACCTTTTGGTTAATGTCAACCTGCTTGGCAACCATTTCTTGAACCAGTATATCCCAACCATCACCGTTGCGGGCTATGATACAGTTCCGATTGTCTGGGAGATACCAGTTGGCCGGATTACCCGCACTCAGCGCACCAGTCCCATCAGTAATCGGAGTTTGCCCATCGCACATAATCTCTATGTTATCTACCGATCCACCGGCTGTGCTGGTAATTGCCCCCTTGGCCTTCGCCTTAGCCAAGAGAGCTATCTCATGTATATCAAGGATCATAAACAGGTTAGAGTGTATCCGCACACAAGACCCAAACGCACCATCCGTACCACTATAATCATCCCTGCCGATACTTCTCCGGTTTCCAGTTGCGTCGTAAACCGTGAAGGTGTTAGCATCAAGGTCAGTTGTGAACCCCTGGGTGGCGCGATCATATATCCTCGGGTAAGCTGTTGCCTTGTAATCCCCTGGGTCTAGTGAGGTCTTTAGCTCAAAAGGAAACGCAGCCGGCGGCACGTTCTGCTCCTTGTTCCGCTTCACTAAATGAATTAGCGCGTTCCAGTCATCGGCTAGAATCGGGTCGCCTGGATTTTTGTTACTCAGATGATCCATTAGGGATACCAATCGGCAGGGTACAAAATAAACTCATCACCATCTGCGTTGTAAAGCGATTCCCAGGCAGCATTGGCCCCGTGCCAAAACTTATTCCAGCCGAAAGGATTGATTGGGAACTCGTATTTAATCGTGTACTGCGTACCACTTTCGTAATCAGAGTGAGCGATTATCATTGGGGTAGAGTACAAAACAGTCTGCGGGGGCCATGTATATCCGATAGTCCAGTCTGATACGGGCGTAGCATTGCACATCTTCATGTAGGCCATCGGAAGTAATGGAGCCTGATTGAGCCGCCCCAAGGTTAGGCTGTACTTGCTGCCCATGACCTCTACGCCGTTCATAGCTTCCTCGCGCGCAATCGGCGTATCATCGCTCCAATACAACTCCGTAGAGAACGGCCTGAGCCTGTGTGTCTCGGGGATGTATTTTTCCTCTATGTAGTTATCGCTAACCCACCTCGGACCCCAGGTGTCGTAAAACAGCTTCAGCACACAGCGGGTATAGGAGCTTTTGATAGCCGAGCCGCCGATTGGCCCACGGCTGACGGGTTTGATCCCACGCACAAAAGCCTCTGGGGGGCCGTCGTCATGCGGATAGCCAGCCCCGGCAACCGACAAGAAGAAGGTAATTAGTTCAGCGCGATCCGACCACGCACACTCCACAAAGCGGGTGGCGCGAAAGTGGCGCTCGGTGTTACGCTCATACCATTCGCCAACAGGGGATGGGGATACTTCTGTGTATGGTGGTGCCATGGACTATCCAAATACTGCTGGGGCATCCTCGCGTTCGTGGATTTCCTTTACTAATTCAAGCACTTCATCCAGCTTAATTTTAAGTTGCTCAAGTTTTTCCTCTATCTCTTTTCTTTCTTCGTCCTCTTTATCCTCTCCAGGCTCTTGTGATGGTATCGGGGGCTCTTCACCCATCCCCCCATCGTCTTGCTCGGGCTCCTCTCGCTCAATACTGCTTTCCTCGCCAGTGAAGCGATACGTTCGTGTCTTAGGCGGGCGATACGGCCCGCGCCGCATCCCAGCCCACATCGCCTGCTGCTCTTCAACTGAGACGGTTCGGGGTTCAGCCTGGGTGGGCTGTTCCTCCAAAGGTTTAGGAAGTGGAAGCTGTTCCTCTTCCTTCTGTTCCTCCTTCTGATCCTCACCCTTCTCCCCGGGCTCCTCTATCGGAGGCAAGGGGGGGTGCTCAAACTCATCCTTTGGAATCTCAGGAAACGCCTCTTCATGTGGTCGTTCATCGTCGGGCATCGCCTACTCCTACTAGGTCGGCCAGAGCGTACTCAGCGCAGGGTTGACAATCGCACCCTTGACGGGCGTAGCCGTATCATCAAAACCAGAGAAGGCCGCTTGCAGTCGGGCAGTAACATAGTTTGGTCTGCCCGCCCCAGCGTCTATTGGGTAGAAGGTTGGCCTGCGCAACAACTTCATCCACTTAATATCCCAGTAAGTGCTTGCAGTCACGTAGGGTTGGTATTGCTTGAAGATCGAGCCCGCGTCGAGCATATTGGTAAGCTGATCTTTGTCATCAAAATACTGGGTCCAGGCCAATGTTGCCTCCCAGTTACCGGAGTCTCGGCGCGGCCAACCTAGATATTCCGAAGGCCAAATGGGCGGAGGCATTTTCATGGGGAAATCAAGCACCCAATCCTCAACACCATTTACCGCATTACCACCGATCTTAAAGGTCATGCCGGAACTGATCGGCGGCGCAGCGGCCAAACTGGTTGCGGCACTTTTATCAGTGTCATCAGAACCCGCGAGCGATCCAGAACCGGCAAAGTACAACTGATAGTAGAACATTTTATTCCGCTTCGGCTGACAAAAGATTCTGGTGCGAGTACAGATGCAACTCGAATCATGGTCTACAGCCGTCGGGTCAGAGCTTATCCAGCCCTTTTTGTTCCGGTCATTGCCGTAGAAGCGAAACTTATCGCCAGGCATGTGGGGCGGGGTAGCCCCGATTCCCACGGCCACACCAACCCAATCCTTATTGGAATCAGCACGCACAACAGCACCATCAGCGCTAGAGCAACTAAGTGCATTGTCAGCGGCCCGCGTCTCTATCATAAACCGCCCAATACAGGAAATGCCCTCGATGTGGGCCTTAGCGGCTGTAATGTATGTCATCGCAATACTCCTATGCGGGGACTAAGGCCCCAGACCCAAACACCATCGTAATAATGCCATCCCAGGCCAGGACGGCGCCGGTATGCTGGATCGGAGCCTGTTGTTCCTCTAAGCGGGGCGCTTGCATCCGTGCCATGTCTCGCGTACATCGTATATCCCTAATAAACGGACCAACCGAACCCCACGTTAGGGCGTCAGTGGTTGTTTCCCAATCCATCAAGGCCCGGAGGATTTCCCACTTGAGCGGTAAAATCCCCTTCCAAATGTTGTCAGCGGAATCGAGAAAGTAGGCCCGCCGCTCATCTGTTAGAATCCAAATCCGAAAGCGTAGGTCCACATGCGTACCATCCGAACTCCAGTACATATCCGTCACGCCCCCCACGTTCTCTACCGCCACCTGGGCTTCACCCTCGGGCAACCGTGCTTGGCGTTCGGGGCGACGTTCGGCGCTTGTGGAAAAGAACTTTATCCGTAGGCGGGAGGGTACTCTGTCGGTAAAGCCAGAGTTCGCCTCAAGGATAGTCCAGAGGGCGTCGAAGCTCTGGGACAGCGGGTCTTTTTCTGGCGCTGCCATCTATTTATTATGACGGGTAATCTTCGGTAAGTGTCAGCGTACAAAACACACCCGTTCCGAGCGTGCCTGTGCCTTCTGAGACAGCAACCACAGCGGTTAGAACATCGTCTGCCACGGCGGCTGTAACGGATAGCGTACCGGAAACAGCCTCATAGGCGATTTCCGTACTATCCAGCGTGATAACAGCGCTCAACATCGTGGTCCCGTTCTTTTTGAGGTCCACGGTAATCGTACTATCACCCGTACAGGGCGTGACGCTACCGGCCTTAAACGAAACCATAGTGGCAGCCGCCCCGGCCACTGTATGCAAAACAACAGTAGCATCACTTGACCCTGGACACGCGGCGTTCTGTGAATAGCTAAAGGCATGAAAATGCTCCATCGCCGTCGCTAACACCGCCGTACCACCAGCGGCAAGCAAGAAACCCTCAGCCCGAATCCAGCCGGGCAGGGCTATATTTTGAGCCCCCATTCGGGATACTTCAGTCGCCATAATTTATCTCCTTACCTATTCCGGGCAGGGGACTATAAAGCGTCCCCCGGTGCTTTAGGCTTTTATTACTCTCCACCAATCGAACCAGCCGCATAGACCGGAACGTAGTAAGTTGTACCAGCGCAATCAATCTTGATTACGCCGTCGGCGTTACCATTGCCAGCCGTATGTGTGATAGCAGCAATCTTAATGCCATCCTCATAGGCTGTTCCAGACTTAAACTTGGCAAAGTGATCGGCGCCGTCGATATACAGCACCGAACCCCAGTTATCATTTTTTTGGTCCGTGGCGATTGCCACAAAAGCGGCCAACTCGCCAGTCTGGGTAACTGTATAGGCACCAGTAGTGTTTAACTCAGCGTAGACCCCGCAAAGGAACGTGTCGGCAGTCTCGATATTGACGTTTCCGCCAATTTCGACCCTAGCCCGAATCGCACCAGCCGCATGGTTGGCGGCATTGAGAGCGAAGTCACAAGCACCATCTAGCTCTAGGTAGCCCCAGAGGCCAAAACAGTAATCAGCGTCGAAATCCACGCCGTTATAGAGCTTCGTTTGCCCAGTCAGTGAGGTCAGGGTAGCAGCCCCAGTATGTTCAGCGGTAATGAGTAACCGAGAAAGCACGCCACGGCGGTTCCCCGTCAAAGCAGCCCCACCATCGTCAGAATGGAACCTATTGGCAGCAGTCACGCCACCCAAGCTAACTCCATCGCCAGCGGTATTGCCGTGTTCACCGATGTAAACACCCATGTCAACAGCTTCACCCTTGGCAAACAGGGCCGAACCCCACTTATCGTTTTTCTGATCCGTGACCGCAGCCACAAAGGCAGAAAGAAACGAATTGGTCTGCGTAACAGTATAAGCGCCAGTAGTGTTCAACTCCGCAAACACACCGGCCAGATAAGTGTCGGCTGTGTCAACTGTAACATTACCAGCTACTTCGATTCTAGCCCGAAACGCACAGGCAGCATGTCCAGCCGAATTGAGGGTGAAGTCTGTTGCCCCAGCAATCTCCAGGTAGCCTTGGACACCGGCCACGTAGTCGGCATCGAAGTCAATGCCGCCAACGAACTTAACTTGACCACGAATGGCAGTCAAAGTTAGGGCGCCAGTGTGGTTGGCAATCACCGCCACGCGAGAAAGCACCGCGCGAACATCCCCTGTTATAGCTGCGTCTGCGTCATCAAAGAGAAAGGATACTGGACGCTTATTCGTCGCAGAGAGGGTAATACCCTTACTGGCCTCACTGGAGTAAGTTCCAGTTGTAATCAGCGCAGTAGTGGACGCCTCTGTTCCACCTGTTAGCACATCAATAGAGGCTAAATCGGCCAGTAGTTCGGTTGCCCCGGTACTATCGGGGACAATCCCATTAAGGGCCGTAGTTAAAGCCGTAGAAACAGCCATGTCATTCTCCTAACTCTTGAAAAACGGCTCCAAACGAGCCATATCCTCCACGGATAAAACATTCGCCTGATCCGCTCCCAGAGAACCCAAAAGGTCCTCTAGTGTCATTTCGATTGGTTTTAGGTCCGTCTCTGTAGCTAGAACCGCGCCAAACTGAACAACAAAGTCCCTGTGTTCAGGTGTTCCGCGTTCAAGCGAGACATTATCGCCCGGCTTGGCCCCCGATACCTTCTGTATCAAGGCGATTCGCTGTTGCTCGACAACATCTGCTTCAGCGCCTACCAGTTTGACATACTTCAAGAGCTTGTACGCCTTCTGGGGCGGTATCCTCAGTTGCGTAAGGCGAGCCCAGGCTTCACGAGCGCTAAAGATTTCTGCTAATTGCATTACATTTCCTCCATTGTTTCATGGGTATAGGGAAAAAAGTGGGGGGCTACAAAGCGGCCCCCCCTCGCTTTAAGCATCTTCCTCTGTGACATCGACCTTCAGATGATAGTGCCAAACCTTACCGGCAGGCACCACCTCATCTAGTTCATCTTCGCCACATTCGGCCTTTAGCTGGGCACCAGCAGCCAACGTCCCACCGCAAGCGGCGGTAAGCCTCTCAATCGGCAGAATAGTATGCCGGTCAAGTTCCATATCAAACCCTCCTTATTAGAAGGTTTCGGCAGCATAGACCGGGATGTAACCCGGCGTACCACCAATGTCAACCCGCATAGAGTGGCTAGTATTACCTGCTGGAGTGGCAGCAACAGCTTTGATTCCATTGGTGTAGGAAGCATCAGCAGCCAAGAACCCAATGGCGTTGTCCGCTCCGTCGATATACAGGGCAGAACCCCAAAGGTCGCTCCGCTGGTCCGTTGAGGCAGCCACAAAAGCAGCCAGCACACCAGTTTGAGTAACCGTCCAGGCACCAGTGGTATTCAACTCCGAGAACACACCAGCCAAATAGCTGCCCGCAGTCTCAATGGACATCGAGCCTCCAACCTCAGTACGAGCCCGCACCGCACAAGCCGCGTGCCGAGCAGCGTTTAGCCCAAGGTTGTTGGTCCCGCCCATTTCAAGGTAGCCATACAGGCCGCAAACATAGTCCCCGTCGAAGTCGATATTGCTAACCAACTTCGTTTGGGCACACATGCTAGCAAGGCTTGTAGCCCCAGTGTGATTGGCAATCACCGCCAAACGAGACAGCATATTGCGCCTATTGCCAGTCAAAGCGGCACCGCCGTCATCACCGTGGAATCGGTTCAGGGCTGTCGCTCCACCCAGGTCTAAACCGTCACCGGCAGAGTTGCCGTGTTCTCCGACCTGGACACCCAGATCAGCAGCCTCACCCTTGGCAAACAACACGTAGCCCCACTTGTCATTCTTCTGGTCCGTCACCGCAGCCGCGAAAGCTGCCAAATGCGAATTAGTTTGAGTGACAGTGTAGGCACCCGTAGTGTTCAACTCCGCAAACACACCGGCCAGATAAGTGTCGGCTGTGTCAACCGTGACGTTGCCAGCCACCTCCACCCTCGCGCGGAAAGCACAAGCAGCATGACCAGCAGAATTGAGAGTAAAGTCAGTAGCACCGGCAATCTCCAAGTAGCCTTGGACACCGGCAACATAGTCGGCATCGAAGTCAATGCCGCCAACGAACTTAACTTGACCGCGAATGGCAGTTAGGCTCAAGGAGCCTGTATGATTGGCAATCACGGCCACCCGCGAAAGAACACCGCGCAAGTCACCCGTTGCCGCATCGCCACCGTCGTCATACAAAAAGGCGATGGGGCGAGTGTTGGTGGCAGACAAGACAACACCAGAATCGGCGGTATTGCCATAAGTGCCTGTGGTCAACAGGGCGGTAGTCTGCCCATCCGGGTAGACTAATCCCTTGGTGGAACTGAGAACCAAAGCCTTGCTGGCAGCAGGCGTACCGGCTGTAACTCCATCAAGAGCGGTGGAACCCGGGACGTTAGCACCTTCGCCCGCCAGCACGCGCCAGCGGAAGTTGGAGCCAATCGCGTGAGACTGAAGCATCATCCAGTCGCCAGCGGTATCAAACGTCAATGTCGTGGTTCCAGTCTGATCGAACCCGTTGGCGTTATAGACACCAACATCGCCACCATCTGTTTTCAGACTGATAACGACAATAAGCCCAGCCCTAACCGGGTCAGGCATAGCTCGCCGCAATGTTGAGCTTGTTTCCGTAGTTGTGGAAACTAGCGGAACATAGAGAAAGCTCCTGTCCGCAACAATCGTGCCCCCTTGGCCCGGATCAACAATCTCATATTGAGCCTTTGCCAAGTCGGCTAATAGTCTGTGAGCGCTCATAAATCTACTCCTTCTAAAAAGGCCATGCACTCAGGCAAAGGCCGTGAATTGTTATCCCTTCAAGCTGACGATTACATCGCCTGATTCAACTGGTGTGGCAACTATCTTCAAGGCACCCGCGCCGCGAAGCTCACTGGGAATCGGTATGCTTTTAGAGGCCGCAGGGGTACTGGTAATCGCGCTACCAGCCCCATCCTGAGCGGCGTAAAAAGTACCGTCCGGGTCCTCAGCCGCCCACCACGTCAAAGCAGAGCTTAGTGTTGATCCAGCGGGAATGTAAACCTCACCCTGATTGAACCCGCGATACTCAAACGCTTCGCTTGAGCTAGCCCCCGCAGTAACGGATACGGTTTGCTTTACTGTAAAACTTGTGGCTTGGGACATGCTCTACCCCTTTAGGCTTACGATTACATCCCCGGCGTCATCCCCAACTGCAAGCAAGGCACCAGCGCCCCGTAGCTCAGTGGGAATCGGCACAGCGCTAGACGCCGCTACTGTACTTGTAATTGCGTTACCAGAACCATCCTCGGCGGCATAAAACGTGCCATCGGGGTCCTCAGCCGCCCACCACGTCAAAAGCGTTAATGCCGATCCAGCAGGTGTGTAAACCATCCCATGGTTGAACCCGCGATACTCAAACAGTTCGCTTGTGGTAGACGACGCGGTAACTGAAATTGTCTGTTTGATACAAAAACTTGTGTTTTGAGCCATGCTCTCTCTCCCTATTAAGCTACTCGACCCTCATGGGTTACGAGATTGTCCGAATAATAATGGCGAAGAGGCCACCACACCCACGGGTCGATTGTCCCAAGCTCCCTGTCGTAACCCAAAGAATCAGGCAAAGCGGCCTTCTGGTCTGCGCTGACCGAGGCAACTAGCAACTCCTTGAACCGGGCGGCATGGACGCCATCTTTACCGTACCTGTATCGCTCACAAGCTGCCAAACAACTCTCCAGGATTGTTTCGGCGTGTGGTTGTCCACCGGGGGGATAGACGTTAGTGCTCCCCAGGGCGGCGACATTCACCTTGTAGCGGTATGTAAGGTCATAGGCATCGTCGGGAATAGGACAGAATACGATCTCGTAGGTAGTGGCGGCTGTGAGGTCGATTGACTGTGGCCGTATGGCAGCTATCTCCATCCGGCTAGGGGTTGTGTTATCCATTAACTGCCTGCGCACGATCCGTTCTGACACCACCTCAATCGGATTGTAAAGCAGATTCACACTAGGCTCATACGTGAGCGGGCCCATAATCGCTGCAAAATCAGTAGGCAAATCGTAGGCCGCTGAGTGTGCCAAGCTGTAGCTTGTGCCTGCATCCACGTCTATCGTCAGGTCGGAAAGCGTAATCTGATTGTCACCATCCCGGCTGGCAACCGACACAGCGGTATATCCCGAGGCGGTAAACGTCCCCTCAGCAGCCCAGGACGGGAATGTGCCGTCTACTGAAAGCGTTACCACGCCATCCACCACCGTAACCGTGCCAGTATCATACGGTGCTATCGTGCTCAGCGTAGCAGTTGGCTTTAGGAAGCTCCACTCGTGAGAATACTTCTCCTTGGGTAACGGCGGCGGGGTGTAGAACTGCCTCAAGCCTTGGTGTACCAGCATGTCGATCTTCCGCCGTTCCTCCGTACTCCAGGTTGCATCATTCCAACTCAGGCCCAACTCGTGGGCCACCCTCTTGAGTAGTACATCATACGTCACGTCCAGTGTGGTGGCCCCAGCATCGCCTATCGGCCAAGTGGCCGTGGTCAGCTTCTCTTGCTGTGACTTGTCAAGCTGGACACTTGAGGCCAATAAGGCGAAGAAGCGCTCGCGGTGTGCCCCGCTCTTATCGGCAGTTCGTTCCTCGGCCACCGCCAGGCAGCTTTCGGTAAGCGTCTCGGCGTGGGCTGGGCCCCCATAAGGATATGGATTTTCGGCGGACAGAGCGCCCGGAGCCACAACGTACCGCGCCAAAAGGTTTTTGCTCTCATCTGGTTTCGGATAAAGCAATAATTCCCAACGCTGGATGGCGCTGCTATCAGAGCTTTTTGGTCGTACAGCGTAGTAAACCGGGTCGCCGTCCTGGTCGTCACTGGCTCGCAAGGTTCGTAAATGGTCCTCGGGCACCGCAACAAGGGCCTCCAGGTCGGTATCTTCCTCATAGGTTAGGCTGTTCAAGACGCCCGAAAAGTCTGTTGGCAGGGTGTAATCCCCAGTCCCGTTCGTAATGGCAATCGTCGCCACTGGTTCAAGGAAGCTCCACCGTATGCGATCCTCTTTCTTCTCTAGGTGAACCGCCGATTCATGGACGATCATGCCCTCGGGCGGCTTGGGTAGCGGTAGGGGCGGAGGCCATAGGAACTGCCGATACCCAGCTTGGACAATCGAATCCACCTCATTCCGCTTATTCGCACTCAGGGCGTCAAACTCAGTCGAAGACGTAAACTCAGTCCAGCCAAGATATTTCGCTACTATCGCTGTTAAATCCTCGTAACCCACCGATAGCCCGGTGAGTTCACCCGTAGACCCACCCGTTACCTCTGTCTCTAGGTAATAGGTGAGCCCTTCATAAACGAACTCCATGTAACAGGAGTAGGTCAGATCGTCCGCTGGCTCCGTGAAGGTATGCTCATACACACCTGCAGAAACCACAGTCATGGCCGTATCATCAGCCGTAATGACAGCATCGGTATCAGTCCGCTTCACACCATAGGTGTCAGTTGGGTCTGACATGGTAGGCGTAGCGTCCAAAGCGGTTAGAACGCCTGCAACCTTCCAAGTTCGTCTGACTGTAATAGTACCCATTAGCTACTCTCCGTCACTACGCTTGTAACCTCTGTCGTGATGTTTTTGTTGGCGATAATCGCAGCCTTTAGGGCCTCTAGGGAATCCGTAGTGTTATCATAAGTCGCACCGCCAGTGGTGGCATTGATCTCAGCTAGTGGTGTAGCGTCAGATGCTAGCCCGGCCAAGACACCCAACCAATCCGCCAATGAAGTTATCCCGGCCATCCGGTCAACTTCAACCGCACCCGAGACAATAAGCGGGTCGTTGTTCTCCGCATACAGAACGTACTCTCCACCTGTAAGCCAATAGTGTTCGATGTAATGAGTGCCGTTAGGGAGTGTTACGGTGGCCGCATAATACCCCGTCTCGTTAGTCTCAGTAGTAGCCGACAAGTACGGTGTAATGTCATCGTCGGCTGGTGTTTCGTATTGTGTCTCAGTCCAATCGTATAACTGCCCTGAGATATTGCGGGCCGCAACATAGCAAGTCTGTCCAGTCTCGCCCAGTTTGGCGTCTAAATACACACTCATGGTCTTACGCTCCTAGACAACCAACCATACCGCTCTCCCCAAGTCAAATCCCACAGGTCCATCGCCGTACCCACATAACACAAGCCATTATTCCGATGAGTAGCTACCGATTCGATAAAGGTCAGGTGTTCAGCGGCAGTCAGCCCACCCGCAGTTGGTGAGTCTTTAACATCATGGGTGAAGAAGATTATTGCCTCACGGCGATAAATGGCTTCAGTCAACGCCGTATTGCAGTTTGATAGTTCGGCGCTACTCCATTCCGAGTAATTAAAATTGAACATATCAGAGGGCATCCAACAGTTGCCCCGGTGGTTCGAGGCCGGGTAAGCGTCTGCCGTATCGCGGTGGGTTTTACCTCGCGCGCCCTTGAACCCTACGCCCGCCAAAGTGCTCGCTGCGGCGTTACCCACACAATCGACATTAAGATTGGCACTATGAATGAAGTCTAAACCGCGCCGCCAATCTTTGCTCTCGCAAAACTTCCGGCACCGCAAATACTGGTCAAGCAACTCCACTACTGTCGTGGTAATCGTGGTCGCAGAATGGTCCCAGGTATGAGGCGATACGTCGCAAAGGTAGGTGTCGTAACAGGTGTTGACTTGAGCGGTGGTTAAGGCGGCTACGCTACCGTAATAGGCCGACATATTGCCATCAATCCAACTCCCAGGCAAAGTCAGTGTGCCTCGCATATCCAAAGCCGCAAGAGCCGGTAGGGCCGTAGTTAAAACGCTGGGGTGCCCATCATCGTAAACGAACATGACAAACGCCCGATCCGGTCGCTGCGTCATTACCGCCCCGAGGTGGACTACGGGAGCTTGACCGGCAACAGCATCAATCTCAATGCGGATTCGATAAACGGCAAGCGTTTCACTGGCTGCGCCGTCGCCCCAATCAGAAGGCGAGCCAACAGTCGAAAACCGAAACCTGGAAGAAAACGCTTGCGCCCACTCCCCATCGGCTAACAAGAGCCGGTTGTGTTGTCCATCACCATTCTCATAGAGGTCACAACTGTACCCAGTAGGCGTATTGTCCTCATCCAGATAAAGAGTAATCTTGTCGATCTTGGTCAGATCATCGACTTTAAGCCACACTCCCGCGTTACCGATGAAATCGTAGGTATCGTCTAACTCCATCGAAAGCGAGGCCACCGCACCGCTGTTGACTGTGACCTTCAATGATTGTGACCCAAACACATAATCGGCGGTATCAGCAGCGGTTGAGCAGTTAGCGGTAGTCCAAGTTTCATCCACCTGGAACCCGCAAACCATCTGAATAGGCATTGGTTCTGGCGTCGGGGTAAGCAAAGCCAACCTACCAGCCACGTCCGTTAGGCCACGAACTAACGCCGGTTTCGTCGTTTTAGTTATCGCCTTCGCCATTACAGATACCTATTGGCCTCAACCCTCGGCAAACTGCCCTGAAGTTGTACGGCAGTTCCGATCCACGATCCAACATCAATCCGACCACTCGCATCACCAGTCGGCAGCCCACCATCTGCATCGGGGGCCACGTTAGGCAATGGGTTCGTCGTTGCAAGAAGCACGTCGTTCCATTCGGTCACGTTCACATCAGGCTTGTCATTAGTAGACAAAGTAACTGCGGTGCCTATCCAAAGGCCAACGTCGATTACGGGATAGCCTTCAGTATTTTCGGCTGCAACAACTCGGAACCGGAAGATTACCGCCTCATCAGTCACACCATTAACAGTTGCGTTTGCCTGTACCGAATACCATTTACCAACATCGTAATCGGTATCATTGATAATATCTGAGGCGTAATAGCAACCCGTCGCGGTACGCTGGGTCATGGTGATCCCGGCGCGGTTCGCTGCGGGGGCAGCTTCGTTATCCTCGTAAATATCTATGGTGGGCGCAGAATCGGCGTTAGAAACTTGACCCGTCAACCAGTTCCGAGTGGTACAGTTGAACGTCACTACTTCGTCAAGAGGAAGGTTCATCATGTTACTCCTGAGACACTACTGACTGTCCTAGTGGTGAACATACCGGCTGGTCGGCCAAGCCTCGGTACGTCCCAAGACCTGAGTTGTATATCGCGTTGACTTTGCCTTGCGTTAGTATGTCATTGTAGAACCGAAGGTCGTCCATCTCAAACTCCAACGTGCCGTCCCTGCCTCCGTCGTTGTAGGCGAACAAGTAGAGAGGTCTGTCGAAGGCATCCGGTTCACAGGTTACGGCCCAAGTCTCGGTTTCCTCGATTGCGACACTAACACCGTCAACGTAGATTTTACAAGCAGCGAATGTCGATGCAAGTACTATGACAATGAAGTGCCACACTCCATCGCTGGTCAGATAGCCGCCCGATACTGTGTTTACTGCTCGGCGGTTACTGGCATCATCTCGGATTCGCCAGTCAATATCACCCGCATTGTCTCGATTAGTGTTGACAATAAAATAGTCGTTGCCAACGGCAGCCTTTACACCCATAATTCGAGCATCACCGACGGCAGGCGGAGGGTCCATCTCAGATTTCCACCAGAAGCAGACTGTTGCCCCGGTTGCCGTATCCTCACCCCAAGTACCTAATCCATCAATACTGACGTACTTGGTTCCGTCCGATACGCCGGAGTTCGTGCCAACATGCCCGGTGGAGAAAGTGGCGTCACCCGAACCGTGGTAGCCCCTACCAGAAGCATCAAGGTAGTCATTCTCAAACTTGTAATGGGCCACCAAGCTGGAGTCGGCTCCATCTAAGCCACTTGTGTCCTCGTGTTGTACCGCACCTATATCAATCTCACTCGTCTGCCCGTAAGTGTCAATACCGGCTGCCCGTAGCAGGGCACCGCCACCCTCAAGATTGTTTAGCCTGAAATCAAGGTTGGCCGCGTCAACAAACGGGTCGGCGGTGAGAGTGACCGGATTCACGTCTAGGAAAGCATCAGTTGGGCCATCCCTACCACTCACGGAATCACCGTCAGCACAATTCAAGAGGGTCGTGAAAAGCTCCGCGATTCTGAATGAATAACCCCCAGCCGACCAAGATACGCAGTTGATATACTGATTATTACGCCTACCATCAAATCCATCACCACCAGAATTATAAGAGACGCAATTAAGCCAATTGGTAGCATAACCGAAGAAGCCATCACCAACAGAGTTGTAAGCAATACAATGAATCCCAGACGTATCGAAACCGACGCCACAAGTATCCGCTAGGCAGCCCCACGCAACACCACCGCCTCCAAAGCCGTCCCCTGCACATGAAACTGCGTAACATAGAACTTGTCTGCCATTGTAGATGCCGTAAGTACCATCACAATCCCGGGCGATACACCTATAGAAGTAGTTATAGCCACTATGATTCGCATAGAGGCCAGAGGTATTCTGCGAATCCCCGTCTACCTCTATGAAGGCCACCAGATGATACTGCTGCATCCCACCTTTGACCTCAATTACATTAGCTGGAGCATTGCCATTACAATGAATGACAGGTCGCGTGCCGGCAAAAGAATCCCGCCCTTCTGCTGAGTCATAGCCTTTGAGATAGAAAGCCTTGCTGTCCATCTGGCTGTCGTCTAGGTCAAGCGGTCCTTCGGACGTATTGACAACTGCGTTGCCTAAATTATGCGTCCCGCTCCTGACGTATGCATGCATCCCAACCGCAGTATGATCTGCCGTTTGGAAGATTGCACCAAGTCCACCGATGGAAAGCAACGCCCCGCCGACGTTCAAGGTCATGCCAGTATCGTTTGGCCCGTTGCGATCTACTTGGATATTGTTGCCATCATTCCGACCGATTATCTCATACCAGCCGGGACCGTTTGAGAGGTAGACGATGTTCCCGATCATCGCATCGGTAAACAGCCCTCCCGCATCATCATCCGTGAAAACATCGTTGCCGGTGCAAGAGATGTTCGTCCTATTCAATACCGCCGCCGCCTGCTGCGAATAGTCGGTGCCCGGATCGGCGGAGATGTATCCTCCGCCGTTCGTGTCCGAACCGTCGTCTCGGATTTCCCAGACTGTATCAGCACCAAGAGCCATCACTTACTCCAAACCGAGTTGCGGTACGGGTGCCACTTTGGCAATATGGTTCAGCTTCTCGTTGTCTTTCTCTTCCATCAGGGTAACGAACTCCGTCACACGGGCGGCCAGGGTGTTCACGTCGGCTCCGGTGATGACGGATCGGCCATCGGTGGCGGAACCATCCAGGACGACGGAAGCATCGTTGGGAATCAGGGGACCAATCCCTTGTGCCGTCCACTCATTCGCCATTGCCCTGAGCGCCCCTTCCAGTGTGAATTATAAAGAGGTCTAGGTTGTCTTGATTTTTCACACCCATGATCCGAGCATCAGTAATGATTGGCGGTGACGCATCCGACGACCACCACCAGAAGCAGATCGACCACGGGTTTGGGCCCATGCTGCTACCCCAACTACCAAAGTCCCCGACATCGACATGCTCCGTGCCATCCGAATCTGCGGCGTAGTCCCCGGCATGGCCTGTAACGAAATCGGCGGTGCCAGAGCCGTTATGCCCGTTACCGCTACTATCGTTAAAGTTGTTCTCGAACTTATACCAAGCGTGCAGGCTCATTAGCCCTTCTTTTTCTCTTTCTTGACCTTGAGCGGCCTTGCCTTCATCGGCGGCAACCGAACCATGTGCCCATGGCACTCACGGACATAATCATCGTTGTCGAGCTTCACCTGTAGGGTGCCATCCCCAACAAAGCCGATAAACTTGCCCGGCATCCACTGGCCGTTGAACTGCGCCTCAACCAATGTTGAGCCGTCCTGTGGTAAACTCTGCCAGTCTACCGTGGGGGGGCGCTCTGGCATCACAATCTCGGGCCGGATACCACAGGCGCGCACAAGGTCCACTAGGGCAATCGCACCCAGTGGACCGGAAACACCCGCCGCATGTAGCATCCGAAGTCGCAGTTGATATTCGTCCTCCAAAGCCGAGGGGATAGAACCATCCCCAAGCATACGCTCCAAAATGTCTGCGTCTGTCTCTAAAATCATTTTTCGTTACGCCTTATACACAACATCCCCCTGTTTATTAAAACACGCGACGGCTAGGACATGGAGGTAAACCTAACCGCCGCGCGGCGTAACGTCATCCCTTCCGTCACGGCTTGAATTACGAGGCATCCTGGTAAAACGCCCACCAGTCCATATCGAAGGTGACTGCGGTAGCAGCCGATTCCTTGATTCCAGCAAGGAAGTTCAATTCCTCACCATCAGGGAACGTGGCCGCAGCAATGTTCGTCCCGGTCACGTAAGTACCGTTCGCAACATTATCCACGTAGACCGTGATCCGATACGCAGATTCAGCCTTGGGGTCGTAAACGAACCCAAACTTGTACCACGTATCAGCCACAAGAGTCTGAGTAATGGCAATCGGCGTAACAAGACCACCAGAAGCCAACTGATAGACAAATGCCACCGCATCCGGGTCATCCTCATTGACATCAAAGCCAATCAGGTCCTTAGCCGCAGCCAAGTCGCCATCGTCATCCTTGGTGTCCGCAGCCGCACAGCCTTCCTCAGACAAGCCGAAGAACACATTCTGGGCTGTAATAGCCGGGAACCGAACCCGCGTCTCGAAGATCGTCAGCTTATCGGCATCAGCCGTATCGCTAATCGCCCCAAGAACGCTTGTGGCCTCTCCGGGGCAAAGCCAAGCCTCGTCGTTATCGGTCGCAGCCGTGGTCGAAAACTGAATCACACCACCAGTCTCGGTTGCCATTGGCGTAATATCGGCACCTGTATCCTCGTAAGAGGTGTACATACCAGCCTCACCAACATAAACATTGGCGGCTGCCTCACCGAACCCAGTAAAATCGTCACCAATGAAAAACCCTGCACGCTGCCCAGCCGGGCCAGCCATCAGCGTCCACATCCTCGACCAAAGGCGAGGCGAAAGACCGCGAGTGCTAGCTTCCCCGACGTGAGACGTGTAAAGGGCATTAGGTTGTAATCCGAACATTCTGTATCCTCCTATCTGAGCAACCTGTTTTCTCAGGTGCTAATCATCCTAAAACTTACTTGGTCCCACGGAAGCAAAGCCGCCGATTGACACAGCAGAAGTTCATGGTGTTGTCAATATGCACTTCCCGCACGTTACGCTGCCTTGCGGCGCGGAACGGAGGTGTGCGCCGCATCGCAGCGCCCTTCTTGCTGTAGGGCCGGAAAACCTTCCAATTCACGCCGTAAATCGGGTCTGTGGTGTCGTTCGCTTCCAGGTAGGGAACCCACCTAATCGGCACTCCACCAATCGTCACCTGCCCACGATAACGGGCAAGATCGGCACCCAAGTTGTCGTTCCGAGTCTCAGCCACTCTTTCCAGAGGCTCCACAACCCTGTAGGTCGTGAACATCTCGTGGTTCGGCTTGCCGTAACCCAACTCTGGGTACGCCACGGGAGGCTGGAAGTACGTGAACGCCAAGGACTTCTTGATCTTCTGAATCAAGTCATCAATAGTCGGCTGGGTGTACGTGAAGGTCCAGTTTCGCCACCGAGGATACGTGGTCGAACTCACGCTTGCGCAACCGGAGCTATGCGTACTGGGGTTTCCACCAGCAAACGCACCAGTTGACGCAGAACTTTCGGCCTGCAACCAGAACGGCACACCATACGGCTCAGGGGCCGTGGTCGAACTGGGGGCACTCCAGAAGTGGATTTCTTGCAGTTCAGCAAGCGAGTTCAAGGCATCATGCTCGCGGAGCTTGAGTATCTTGATAATCGTTTCCCGATCACTCTGGAAAAAGTCCTCGTTGATGTCGTAACTGTAGTTCGTGGTTGTCATCTTCCAATCCACAGTCCCCGTCTGTAGCACGTCCTCGACCTTGGTTTGGTCAACGTCATACAGTCCGCTTGTTCTCGCGTTTCCGGTGTTCTTGACTTGGATTTGGAACTTAATCGTCGGCCCACCTTCCTCCTGAACACGCTGCTTGTCGATCAAGCTAGAGCTAACATACTCTTGGTGTTCAAGGCTCAGGTCAACCCATTTGTACCGCTTAAAGTACGGTTGTGTTGCGGCAACAAAATCATCAATCTGATCTAATTGTAGCGCCATTCCCTCTTCTCCTTCTTCTCATACAAGGACTACGCATCCGAAGTCGCTTGTAACTTATCCCAAATCTTGATTACCTCGGGGTGGTTTGCAGTTTCATCACCTGCGTCTTCATCCGAGGCTTTCGCTGGCGCGACTGGCCGAGCCCTGCCGGGCGCGGGCCGACGCTTTCGCGCCTGTGCGGCAACACGTTCCTGGTATTGCCGCTTTTCCTCCGCTATAATCTCATCGCCAAACACCAACCGCTCAGCGCGTTTGGTTAAGGCAGCCCATGAGATCGGCTCAAGCTGGCGCCCCAAGCGCTCTGCGTGAGCCTGCATACCGTTGTGAAGGGCAACCGTTTGGTTGTAGACCTTCTCTCTATTCGCGTCCTGTTCTGACTTCAGGCCCCTTTCGGCTCGCCCATACCGGCGCTCATCCAGGGCATCCATGGCCTCATGGAACCCCATAATCGCCTGCCGATCTTCCTCCGCGTGCCTTGCCTCTTCTACTTGGGCCTGGGCTTTGTTCAACTCCTCCACACGCTCCAGCATCGCGTTGTGGGCTCGAACCAGAGCTACCGTGTCTTCGTCATATCCGGCATCCTGGTACTTCTTGACATCTAGCTTGCCGACCTGCTCCTCCGCCGTCGGCGCCTCTAGGGGCACTTGGGGCTCGGGTTTGGGTGGGGCTGGAGCAACCGGGGCGGCTGGCTTTTGCTCGCCCGCCAGTAATTGACGGTCAAACAACCGTGTAGCACGCTCAAACTCTTCCTTGGACCCAAAATCCTCTAAGTCGGCATTAGAAATGCCGTAACTGCTGGCTACCTCTCGGGTTTCGTCATCAACCCAGGTCGTTGGCGGCTCACCATCGGTTGGCTCGGGCTCTGTGGGCTCCGGCTCTACCGGCACATCCTCCACTGGCTTGGTTACAACTGGGTCGCCCCTATCAGGCACAGCCGGGGTGGCATCCGTTCCATTCGCAGCCGGTGGTTCCGATGGTTCACCAGGCTTTGCATCGCCTCCTTGCGTCCCCTCGGCAGGCTTTTCCGGCTCAGCATCCGGGTCCCCGCCCCCGGCAATGATCTTTTCCCTATCTGTCAACTCTAAAACGTCGTCGTTTTCTGTTGGTTTGGTGGCATCTTCCGCCATAAAGTTTCTCCGTTACGCTTTTTCTGACATCGCGTCAGGGTTCCATTATACCAAAAAAAATCAGTTTTACCAAACAATTAGGGGGGTAATTCCTCATCCATTGGGGCTGGAATCTCTTCTTCCTCATCCACTTCGTCTGGATCAGGGTCCAAATCGTCATCCCCACGCGATAAAAGCCAACTTCCACGGGCCAGTCGGCGGGCAAAATCCACATCATCTCGGCTAGAATCACGCCGTAGCACAGCCATAAACCCTCTCAACCATCGTTTTGGCACCATCCAAATCGGCTTGGGACAGGCGCATCCCGCCACAACTCCCCTTATTGGTCATCCCCCGGTGCTTCATGTAAGCATTGAATGACTTACGGGAATCGGCGTGGACCTGATAGAACGTCGGTTCTGACGGGTCGGGCACAAACCGTATGCCCGTATGCCCATTATCCGCCCGATCTTTCTCATATTCCTCAATCCGGCAAACAGAAACCCCGAGGGCATCGCTGACAATCGGGCGGGACAAGGCCCGAGCCTCCTTGACCACGCTCCGGCGTGCTTCATTGTCCCGCTCCAGTTCGAGGTGGATACACCGCTTGGCAGTAACCCCGTCTGGCAAATCCACGTACCCAGCGGCATCCTGCCGCAAAACGTCGCAGAACTCCAGTTCCACAACCTCCCCCGTATCCTCGCGCCTAAACAAGTATGGCGCTCCCATTACATACCTCCCCCCGCCGCTATGGGCGTCTCAGCCGGGGCTTGTTCAGCCCTAGCCAGCCAATCGGACTGCGTTTGTGTACTTTGGGCCCCTGGGGTGGCGCCCCCAGCCACATTTCGCCTCACGTAGTTCCGGGTCGTTTCAGGTGGGCCACCCGTTTCCCCTTCCTGCGCGGCAGCCGGTGGATTGAAGAATTGGACAATATCACTAAACCGGGGCTCATCCAAGAACTCGGCATCCATTTCCGCAAGAGCCTTGAAATTGATCGAGCCACCTTGCTGGGCAACCATCTGTCCAGCCGGGATGTAGGTACGATCAAGTAGCGCGTGGATCGTATTCGCCCTCTCCATTGGGGACCTGTAGGCCATTGAATACACGTCGATGTCCAGGTCGTAATCATAGAAGTGTCCTTGCCGAAGCTCGGGGGTCCAGGTAGCGTCGATACTGGCGCCATCAACGCCGGGTACGGGCATCCGACCCGGAATCTGCTTTACAGCGTCGTTCCAGAGCATCAAGCCAAGGCAGCGAATCAGCCCACGTGTAGCTTCTAACACGCGGAGCCGCATCTGAGCCTCTTTGCTCGTGACCTTCCCGGCAATGATTTCCTCTTGCCCAAGCGTTTGAGCCTGGGGCCCGAGGCCCAGCTTGGCGGGCAAGTTGCCAGCCATGCGGTCAAACAAGTCGATTGCCCCCACAGCGAAAGCCTGGTTGGCAGCATCCACGCCACCACGCTTAATCACGCCAAGCTCTTTGGTGTCGTTTACAGCGATCCACTCGCCGTCCACAGCCTTACTCACCCTACCAGCATCATCTTTACCAGTCTGAGTGTAAATGTTGATTTCCTTTTGACGCTTGGCCTGTCGGGCCTGTTTCCGCAGTAAATCATTCACCAACACCCCTAGCGCCTCAAAAATCGCTGCCGGGGCGGCTGGCATAATGTTATCAGGCACATCGTAAAATGAGAGCTTTCGGTAAACCCCTTCGGCATCGCCATCCCAATCAAGGACGGCCAAAACCTGACCTTTGCCCTGGAAGCGGCGAACGGGGTCCATGGGGAAGGTGTAAACCCTGTTCTCCCTGGGAATCCATACGTCCATCAAGTCAATCATCGGCTCGATCTCATCAAAATCGCACTCGTAACCTTTGGACATCAATTCGGCCCGTTCAGGGTGTCCGCCAAAGCTCAACTTGCTCGTGGGCTGCAAGTTCGCAACCACTTTCTGGTCGAACACATCGCTTTTGAGTTGGTCGAATGGAATCCGGTAGGAATCGGCGGCATACTTGATCTGATCCCACCTCTTAACGGAAATGTCGAAAACAAAATCATCCATGCTGACATTCGAGGCCATGGGTGTGCCTGGGTCTAGCCAGACCCCATCCCACAGTTCTATGGACTCCGTTTCAGCCATGTGGACCTTGATGATCCCCATGCTAAAGAACGCATCCGTAACCCAGCGCTGGATAACTCTTTCTAGGTTCATTTCCTGAATCATGTTGTTCAGCGCCACAGCGTAGAGCTTAGAAAAGAACTTCAGGTTTTGGTGGTTGGTGTCCACCGTCACTCGTGGACGGTTAGCTGCCAGGGCCATTGTGTACGCTTCAACCGCCTGGTGCTGAAGGTTCAGCATCGTGGTCTTATTGCCGACCCGCGTAGGTTCACCGTAATTCGAGCCCGCGTAGTCTTGTATCAAGCGGTTGCGCAGTTCACGAAACCGCTCCAGCTTTTGATAGCTGATCGTGATTGCGTTAAACAGCCGATCCCTGTCAATTTCATTTCGTAATAGGTTCACAATAACTCTCCTTTAGGCGGCATCAGTCAACACCGCATCCCTTGGGTGAAACAACGCAAGCCCGCGTGTTGCTCTTTGCCGGAGCACGCCGATCTTCTCTGCCGTGCCGGGCGCCGCGCTGGTCGGACTGTCTAAATCTCTGTCATTCTGGCCTTCGCTGAGCGAGCCGTATTGCGCCCTCGCGCGTATGGCGCAGGCCAAACACGGGATGCTAGTAATCTGGCTGTGGCACTTGGCGCACATCAATACCCGCCCCGGCCCCAGCCGCCCCATTACACCGAGCGGTAGGGGACCACGCCTCCACTCCAGTACCCGTCGGTTTTTTGTTGTACTCAAAACCCGCATGATAGCTCGTAACCGGGCCCGGCCTTTCTTGGTGTGCTTATCCAACAAGTAGGCGATCCTCTCAAAACCACAAATACCCCCTTGCCATAAGACAAGAACTGCAATCGTGGTATCGTTAAGCTGGGACGCATCTGTAAACTTCCGAAACGCATCAGGCCGTCGGGCCAGTATTCTCAAGCCCCCTTTAGGCTCCACGCACTTTCCTCCATCTGTTCCTCATAGTCACCAGTTCCACATCGGTCATCCCAAAAATCATCGGCGCGCATCTGCTTCTTCTTCGCTTCAGCCTCGCGCCAGGCGAAGGAACCGTATGCTGGCTCCTGTGTATTTCCCGCTTTCCCCTCGTCCTTGACGCTTGCAACTGGCCTGTCACGCACGCCCTGGAGGCAGACACCAATCGCAATCACACGATCCCCGTGAGCGCGTCCACGTGACGATTCATCTTTGGTGGAACCCGCCAACTGATGGACGATGGAGCTTTGTGGCCCACGGCGAATCCACTGACCACACTCAGTTACAAGTTGCTTGCTGCGTAGCTTCAACTCGCCAACAGCTACCGCATGGCGAAAGTCCCCGAACAGGCGTTCTATCGTTTGCTCGTTTGTCCACCACCCAATGGCTTTAGTTTTCTTCCGGCTCTTGTACCACAGCACGTCACGGCGGAAGACATTGCCGTAGCCCTGTTTCTTGATCCGCTCAGTAAAGGCGGCGCCAGGCCCGTTGTGTTCCCAAATCAGATACGCCCCATGGAACCAGTTGGCTAAGGCTATTGCCAGGTCGGCCATCTGTGTGGGGGGAGTAGAGTTGGTGGCATACTCGAATACCTGCTCCATTTCGGTAGCATCAATTACCTCTAGCACGGAATTAGAGGTAAAACTACCGCCCAGCCCGGAACTCAGGTCGGACCCGATGACATAGACATGGTTCAGCGCAGGCCGGTTCCGGGCGTCCAGCGGCGTCCATAAGTGCATGGGGCCGTCGGGGCGCTCTTCCCAATCGGTATCTAGCGTCTCGGGGTGGACATTGAGGAACCCGGTGGTGTATGGCGGGCGGACGTAAACCTCCGCCTTTTCCATGAACTCCGGGCCCAGAACTCGGTAGACAGAGCCGCCGTAGTCACGGTCAAGCTCTTTGGCGATTGATTGCGGAGAGGAGTTGGTCCGGTCACACTCGTTATCGTACCAGGGAGAGCGAAGTTCCTTGCTTAGCTTGAACCCCTTCGCTCGCAACCGGGCAAGCATCCGTTCAGAGTCTTTTTCATAGTTGGGTGGAAGCGGGTTGTCGGCGCTAACAGCTTCCATGTGCCGACCGGCGAAACGATACAAACCCCGGTTCTGCCACGGATTGTCCTTCCAATCTAGAATCAGCTTGACCATATTCGAGGGCTCGTGCATCGCACGATAGTAGGCGCCATCCGTCCCAGCGGGGGTGCTCACCAGCAAGCGGCACTTGCTCACCTGTTGGGTTGACGCCATGGAATCTTCATCCGGGCCCCGCTCCCAACTCGCCAACTCATCCATCAGGAACCATCTGGCACGACCCCCACGGGCAATGTCACCCGTACAGGCGTACCCGGTTATCATGGAGCCGTTGCGCAGGTTCGTGAGGGTATGGTTCTGGAGGTTACGCTTCCAGTCGGTATCACGCCGACCAACCATCCAGCCGGGGAGGCGGACAAGCTCCCAGTCGAGCTTCCAAAACAGGGAATCCGAATCGTAGGGGTTATCCGTTCTTAACTCTGTGCTAGAGACAAGAGAGACTTTGGCGCCAGGCAAGAACAGCCAATCGCGTAAAGCTAACAAGACGCCGATCCACGAGGCACCCTGACCACGCGATTTCTCGATTCCAATATCGCGCAGGCCAAGGTTGGCCTCGATCTCTCGAATCACGGGGTCTTGGTGTTCCCACGTGATGAAGGGAATCTGAGTGGGCAGGAGAATCCCGTCCACTTCCATTGGACGGGGCTCATAGAGCCAAGTTAGGCTGTTGAAAAAAAAGAGGGCGTCTTCGCGGCAGGCTTGAATGATTGCGGATTGGTAGCCTTGATCGCGCTGTGCCCGCTCGCGCAGGTCGAGCCGATAGGCTAAGTTCTTTTCATACCCTTTCGGGACGCTTTTATACCAATCCACTAAGCTGCCGACGCCGTTTCAGAAGGTGAACCGGCCAGGGCGTCACTCGGCCAGCCCACTCTACGCACTTCAGACTAAACTAGGGCGTGTGTGTACCCTCTACGCCGCGATCCATTCGAGCCTCGGTTCGCTCCTTCAGACACATAAGGGCCGTGCGAACGTGTTTTAGCGCACCCATGTTTTCCTTGCAGGCAAACAGGCCAGACTGGAACCCTACCAACCGATCCTCCACAACCGCCAATAGGGCCTCATTGGTTATCCCATTCAGGCCCGCGTCCCCAACCGGCCCCTGTTGGAACCGGAGCGTTACACCATAGGTTTCACGGCCCGCCCAATCCCGCACTTCCACGTCATAAACGTGGCTGGCACCACCATCGCCCGGCTTATCGAGGGCGTAGACCTGTACCAGCTTGTCGGTTTTGCTCCCCTCCACCCTGTGAGTGTTTAACTCTCTCACGCGACACCTCCTTTTTTGCGCATTTTACCTGTTCTAGTAAACGCCGAATCTCATCAAGCCCCATATCTCGGTCAAAAACCGACGCACCTTGCGCCTCTTGCTTATCTTTCACAATCAGCGCCTTTGGTAGCAAATGCTCAAAGAAGCGATTGCGGTATTGGCGGGCCCACTTCAGCACGCCCCAGGCGCCCGTACTTGGGGCCTCTTCAGGCTTGACTAGCGTGTTCTCCAAGTGACCATAGGCCCAGAGAATGTCCCGGGGGAGGTCTTCTTCGGAGCTACCCGACCTTGCGGCCAAGGCGGCAAGGCCAACCTCTTCCTCGGGGTTCTCGCTTTGTTCTACGTCCTGGGGCGGGTATTTCTCCAAAACTGCCCGCCACGAGCCGTCTTCCGCGTCCTTTTCCGGTACACCGCTGCCTATTAAACGCCGCTTGATTGCATCCCGGTACTCCGCCGCATCAACCCAAATCCCCTGCCTCTGGAGGCGGCGCATGGCCGTCTCGCGTGTCTCTGCTTTCACGATCCTGTACTTTTTTCATGTTTTTCTTTTTTTCAGTCAGATTACCCCTTGACAAATCCTGCTGATATTATACAATAATGTCAGGATTTGTCAACCCCTAATCTGACATAATTACAGAAAAAAGGGAAGAAAGATGGCCCAATGCCTCAAATGCGGTGCCCGTTACAAGGAACCCAGCGACGAACAAGGCGAGCACGACTGCCCTAAATGTGGCCTCACACCCGAGCAGCGGGCACAATACGTGTTCCAAAATGGGAAGTGGACCAAGCGGGAGCCGCCCGAGGACGTTACCGACCTCGGCTGGGCGAATGGGTGGAAGGAAACGCCGAGGATCGTGCGGGAGTGCCAGAAGATGGGCCACAAAGTCACCTGTGTTGACGTGGGCCCATGCCTCCGGGGCCTGGAGAACGTGGTTACTTGTAATCTCTGTGGATATGTGTATCGTTTCGATAGCAGCGACTAGAAATGGTCAGGGAGCGACGAAAACTGTCTGATTGGCCCAAATGTAGCGCCTGTGGGGACCCGCCCACAGTCGAGCAGAGTGGAAGGCTGTGGTGTACGGATTGTTTCATGGAGGTATATTTTGGGGTTGTCAACACAGAACCAGCTATGCTATACTCTGGCGGCGGAGAGCATCATCCATACGACGGGAACCCCTCACAGCAAAACGCTATCAGAATCATGGAGGATCACTAGAACTTCCCCACCGTGCTCAGGACGTTCGGGGGGCGCAAGCTGTAGCTGACGTGGCCGCAGAGCCGAAGGCTCCCCGCTGCGATGCGGGGCGCTCCTTTTTTACAAGAAAGAGAGACGAAAATGGGTATCAGGTACATTCTGGATGTAGTTTGTCCCAAGTGCCGGAAACGAAGCGAAGTGTACTATGCCCCCACTTGCGATTTTTTGACCCACAAATGCGAGTGCGGCCATGAAATCGACCTGGAGGAATATACTGGCATAACGTATGAGCAAGCCAGTAACCGACGGGAAATGGAAGAACTGTGTCAGAAGGCTCTAAAAGAAGGAAAAACGACATGACAGATTATCCAGACGCGGGCGCTAGCGAAAGGATGGGGCAGGTTAGCCAGGCCATTAGCCACGTAGATAAGGTACTATCTGACTGCTTGGCGCACGCCGAAACGCTAGCCCAAAGACTAGAGCCGATCATGCTCCCCGCCAAAGAGCCCGGACCAGCCGACACATCGGCTGGGGTAAAGGTTGGGAGAGTGGAGTTGGCGGCATCCATAGATTGCCTCGGAGCCAGAGCGGAGGAGTTGAGCAACCGGCTTAACTCTTTCCTGAAGCGGATTGAATTATGACAACCAAAGCTGGCGTAGCTCAATAGGCAGAGCCGCTGATTTGTAATCAGCCGGTTGTGGGTTCGATTCCTACCGTCAGCCCTGAAAGGAGTATGAAATGACGATACTGGAGCAACTAAAAACGATGCGTGAAACAACTGACCATATTCAGGCTAGTGGTGAGCCTGGATTTATCGAGCTAGACCCGCTCATTGACCACCTGGAACAACTGGAGGCATACCCAACTGCCGTGGCCGAGGTACGGGCAAGGTATCCCGAGAACGTCACGCTAGTAGAAAATGGTGAGCTACGATCCGAAGATAGCATCGCAGAACGCTCCGCGCGACTAGCTCGGCTTGTCTGCGACCAGATCAACGCCCTGGTTAGGGTGATACGCGAGAGGCCAAAATGAAAGTAGAACTAATCGGCGGGCCGCATGACGGGAGGATTCTGAACATGAGGTCTGCGCCAAGGGTCTACTTCCCAAGCAGGAGGTGCGCGCCGAAGTTCCAGGCAGAGCCCGTACCGAGAGACACCTACCTGCCGGTTATTGAGTACGAAATCGAGGCCCAAGAAGTTCCACTTGGCTTTACATTTGTGGGGAGGTACAAGAAATGAGCGAGCCAGAAGGAGAACACAGATGGGTGAGAAGCTAAAGGCTTTCGCAGACCTATTTTACGGCAAAAGGCTCTACAAGGACCTTGCCGAAGGTGAACTCGCAGAAATAGACGCCCTCCAGGCTGCTTGCCAAGAGGTCGCAGAGCTAGAGGAAAAGGCCGAAAGGTTAGAGCGTATCGTAAACGAAATCGCCAAACAGGTTGCAACAGAATGGCTTCATGCGATAGAACAAGAACTAAAGGCCAATGCCACTAATGGGGGTTCAGTAGAGCCCTCTAATCCAAAAGTATCGGAAATCTGTTTAGGACACTGAGTTAGGTTGAAGTTCAATTCACGAAAACTAGGTAGTTTTCGTGAAGTACCGATGTTTTGTAACAGGAGGTTAATCATGCCGTTTGTAGTCAGAGGTAAAGTTAAACCAAAACCAGATACCGAGTTGTGGCTGGAAGAGGACCCCGAAGGCATTGTACTCTGGGCCAAAACAGACCACATGCCGTGGAACATCTTGCGTATCAAGCCAGATGGAACCATGCGGCGCACCCGAGCCGTGTCCAACTCCCTTGGGTTCAAGCTCGATAACCTAGAAAGAGTGGTGGAGATAGATATATGATAGATCATTTTGACGTAGAGAAGCTACTGGAAGCCCTCTGCTTGTGCTATTTACAGGGCAACCCAAAAGACCCCTGGTGGTCCACGATACAGGGGGTCCCCTGTCAGGAATTGAGGGATACAATGATAGTCGAGTACATCGCCGGGAAGATGCTCGACCCGGATGTGTTCAATAAAGTACAGGCTGCCGGGATTCAGAAGTGACCCGGGCTATTTCTGAAAAAAGGAGGCTAATCATGGCGTTTGTTGTTAAAAGAGATGTTAAACCTCTGCCGGATACCGAGTTGTGGCTTGAGGATCGCTACGATGGGGTAAGGCTGCGCGCCCGAAGAGGTGAAGGGGCGGAGTGGAATATACTGTCCATTGACCCGGATGGGATAATACGCCGCTACATCGCCGTCCCCAGTGAGCTAGGCTTTCGCATGGACCACGGAGTGGTTATGGTAGCTGGCTGTGCAGAAAAGTAAAACTGGGGCCTTGGCACACGGGATTGGACCCACTACACTTTCCCGTTGAGTCGAAAGACGGCCAAGGCTACACGTGGTGGCCTCGATACGACATTCGAGGCGCGGACGACTGGCTGTAGCCCCGTGGTCAGCCGCCCGCTAGCGTAACGGGGCTGTTTAGAACTACCGTTAGGACTACAAAATGTAGCCCTTTCAGCAAAAAGGATCAAGCATGATAGATTATGACATGATGGTAGAAGATGCCGTATCCCTTCGCCCGAACTGTACTTACACCTTACTGGACACAGAACCAGAGGGTGGGCGGTACTGGGCTATCTGCATCGTGCCTGTGGAGTTCCCCACCGATGATTACGTCGAGCGCGCGGGGGATGGATCACCTGTGGAACTGGCTGTGATGGCAGCCGCCCAGCGGCGACCAGACCTCGGTGGAGGCTGGACGTGGTGTACCTTGTCGCCTACAGCAAAGCATGTCTTCGGCGATATGCTGTTCAAGGCACAACCCAAGACGCACAAGTGGTCTTACATGCTGGAGGAGGAAACCCATGCCTGAGTTGAAGTCAGATACACTTCGGGCAGACCTAATGCCAGGGGGCACGCCGTACAGCAATGGTACGGCATGGGAGTTGAGGAACAAGAACAACGCGGTGTTCTCACTCGGCTGGATCACACAGTACGAAGGTAAAGGAGAGTACGGCTTCCATCCAGCGGAGTGTTGCATCTTCCTTGCCGACCACCTACAGGAGATAGCGACGTTTCTACGTGAGGTCGAAGCAGAGCGGTTAGACAATGAATCCCAAACCTAACACCCCCCAAAAGGGTGGGATTTACGCAATGCGTTACGAGATAATCATTTAGGGTCGGTTTTCGTTCACCCCATACGGTGGAGCCCAGACACTTCCAAAACCAAAAGGGGGGTATGGCATATATGGCACGTTTTTGGCCTAAGTCCTTGCAATCAAAGGAGAAACGATGTTTGTAATCAAGACTGATCGTAAGCCAGAACCAGTTACAGAGTTATGGCTTGAGGAACATCCAAAGGGGATAGCCCTTAAAGCTCATAGAGCAGGAGAAGGGAGGGATGCTGGGTGGTTCATCCTGCTGGTCTACCCAGATGGGACCATCCGACGCAGCCCGAACCTGCCCGATGACCTCGGGTTCCAGATAGATGAAAGCGGGCGAGCCATAGACTTCCCAATAGAAACGTAAGGAGAAGAAAATGACGATCATTCTAAAAGACGAAAAAGACTCTTATCCAGACGTATCTGTATGGCTGGAAAGGGGTTGCGATGGGCACGTCCATCTGGTTGCCCACAACAAGGATGTTGGGAGGTACAGCCTGCTCAAACTAGAACAGGGTAAGCCGGTCAAGCTGTATGCGGGTGTGAGCCAGAAGCTAGGCTTCCCAGTCACACCCGGGAACAGGCTCCTTGTCGAGAACTGGTAAATTATGCGACCAAGAAACTTCCCAGTTAGCCTCGGGCCACCATGTAGGGACTACAACCCGCCAAAAGGTGATTGTCCCGAGTGTGGAGGCCAATGTTACCCAGAGTGCGGGCGACACCCAAAAGGCTGTATCTACGGCGGATGCGCCCACGGATACTGGCTCATCGCCGAAGGTTGTACCCTCTACCATGGAGAAGAAAATGAGTACGCGCTACATTAAACAGATTCGCCAACTTGAGGACAAGATTAGACTTATGGAAGCCTTCATCGAATCACAGCCATGCGGCTGCTTCGGACAAGGAAAAACAAAGCTCTGGTGCTGGAGGTGTAAACTACTGCTAGGTATGCACGAACTACCAGCAACCCCCTAAACCCCCAATTTGTTCCCACATATAAGGATAAAAAGACATACACTTTTACAATAGTGCTGGTGTTTCTATCCAGATATGTTCACGAAATAGATTTCGTCAAGATGAGGTAAACCCAGACTAGATAAGAGGTTAATCGCCATGAGCGTTTATGTAGACAGCCTGGCCGCTTGTCAGCCTCGCCCCGATTGGCCCTGGCCCTTCGCCTGCCACCTGTACGCCGATACCTTGGGGGAACTATACGATATGGCCGATATTCTCGTACTCAAGCGCCGATGGCTCCACACTTACCCCTTCTTCCCACACTATAACCTCGCCCCTCCTCTCAGAAGTAAAGCCGTCCTCTACGGAGCCATCGAAACCACCCGTAAACACGCCGTCCAGTTCCGGCGAAAACGCCGTGCGCATCTTGCCACAGGTCCGTAGCGTTATCTAGCTTTACTTAGTTCCGTAAAGTGAAGGCAAGTGGAGCATCCTGCGGCGCTGCCCAGGTTCGCCTAGTTCCGTATTGTGAAGCTCAGTTGAGTGGTGTCTAGCTTACCACGCTTATGTAGTGTGAAGGCCGGTTTAGTGGTGTTCAGCTTACCCCGGTTGCGTATTGTGAAGGTCGGCTGAGGGGAGGTTAGGTTGCCTAGTGTGAAGCTGCACGGAGGCGTTTCGCACTAGGTGGGAAGGAATCTCTTTGGGGAGCAGCCGTGCCGGGCTCGCCCTGGCTCAATCCGTCGCCTCGGGTGGGGCCCCGGCTGGACCTCGGCGACATCGACCCGCCCCGACCAGCCCCACCCGCTCCACCTCGGGCCCATTCAACCTACCGTGCCCCTCACCTCCGCCCCGTCCCTCTTACGCCAGCGCTACACTTCCGAGCGCTCTGTAACACACCCGAGCGCTTGACCTCTCTGCCATGCCAAATAGCAGTATTTAACACATAGCGCCCCCCCCACACACACCTGCCCGTGGTTCGCGTCGATTCTTCTCTATCCTGCCCAGCGCCCACCTGGGCGCCACTAGCCTGGGCCTCACCTCTCCTGGGCGCCACTAGCCTGGACCTGCCACACCTACCCTGTGCTCACCTTCACCGCTTTGGCGCCGGATGAGCCTGGACCCGCCTCACCTCTCCTGCCCTGGGCTCACCTCGGCTGGGCTCCTCCGGCCTGGGCCACCTCTCCGGGTCGGGCGACGCTGTGGCGCCGCTATCCCCGGCGCTCTGGCTGGGCTTCGGTTGGCCTTTGGTCCAGGTTGGAGATCATCGAGGGTCATAAGTCAAGGCCCTGGGGCGATCCGGCTGGCGTCCAGGTCCAGCGTCGCCGACAATATAACTGTGTCGATTATTCCACAGACTATCTACAGACCTTCGGCTTATCACTCACACCCGAACATGGTAGGATTATCTGACGAGAAGACAGCCTAACCCCACGAGGTGTCAGATGAAACAAACCTTCCGACACAGGGGCTTGACCTTCCGCCACAATGCCACTTGCGCTGTGAGGTGCAACCATGACCGAAAAAGGGACCTACCTTGTATACGGCGTGCCGGTTACCTACCATCGGCAGGATTTTGGTGAGGGCGAGGTGTGGCACAACGCTTTTTGCTTCCGGGCGCCGAAGGATAAGACCAGACGGCGCCGCCACTGGGCCCGCAACATCATCGGTCGGCTGGTCTGCGCCGAGGGCGATGGTGTTCCTGGGCATTTTTTCGCCAACCCACCCACGATCCGCAAGCGCGGGCGCCGTGTTATCGTGCGCCAGCGGTGCGGGTATGATGTATAAGGAGGTGTGATATGCCAGAGCCTACCCTAGAC